ATGCGCCGAACGGGCATGATCAAGCCGCACAAACGTGCCGGCATCTACTATCTCGTCCGTCGAGTGCCCAAGGACTTCGCCCATCTCGACACGCGCGGCATTGTCCGCCTCTCGACCGAAATCGCCGTTGCCGATGACCCCCGCGGTGTGCGTGCCGGCCAGCGTGTGCAGGCTCTGAATGTCGAGCTCGAGGCATACTGGCGCGGGCTGCGGGATGGACAGAGCGCAGAGGCGCGCATGCGATTCGAAGCGGCGCGAAAGCGAGCCCTCGCCATTGGCGTCACCTACGAGACCATCAACGACCTGCTCGCCGGCAAGATCGAGGACCTGGTGGAGCGCGTGGAGCTGCTCGTCGATCGGAAGGCGCTGGAAAGCGAACTGGACGTGGCGGCCGTCCTCGGCGGTGAGCCGAAGGTGTCCATCATGCTCTCCAATCTCGTCTCGGAATATGAGGAGATGAAGAAGGCCGAGCTCGCGCTCAAATCGCCCAATCAGCGCCGCAAGTGGAAGAACCCGCGGCTGCTCGCCATCAACAACTTCATCGAGGTGGTGGGTGATAAGGCGATCGACCGGCTGACGCGAAGCGACGCCCTGCGCTTCCGCACCTGGTGGCTGGACCGTATTGTTGAGGAGGACCTCGACATCGGCACCGCCAACAAGAACCTGGGCATCCTTTCGCGCATGTACCGGGATTACAACAAGCTGCACCAGATGGGGCTGCCGCCGATCTTTGCCGAGATCGCCATCGAAGGCGAAATGGACAAGCAACGCGCCGCCTTCAAACCCGAATACGTCGAGAAGCAAATCCTCGCACCCGGAGTGCTTGACGATCTGAACGAGCAGGCGCGGGCCGTTCTCTGGATCGTTGCGGAAACTGGGCTCCGTATCAGCGAAGCCTGTGCACTCGACAGCACCACAATCAGCCTCGATGGCGACGTGCCCTATGTGATGGTCCGACCGAACGGACGCCAGCTGAAGGTGCAGCACACCGCCCGCGACATTCCACTGGTGGGGGTCGCCCTCGACGCCGCCAAGGCATTCCCCAACGGCTTCTCGCGGTACCATGACAAGCCCGATTCCTGCTCGGCTCTGGTGAACAAGTATCTGGGCCACCGGAACCTGCTGCCGACGGATGATCATAGCTTCTACAGCCTGCGCCACACCTTCGAAGATCGCCTGACCGCGGTGGACGCGCCCGAGAAGATCATCGCTGTTCTCATGGGGCACAAGCACCAGCGCCCCAAATATGGGGAAGGCCCGAGCCTTGAGCAAAAGCAGCGGTGGCTGCAATCGATCGTCTATAAGCCCGCTAAGCATGCTGGCTGACCTCGCGCGTCATCGCAGCCAGGATTTGGCGGGCGCGATCGCGGGCCGAGGGTGCGCGGGTGCGAGCCTCGAGATCGTCCGCCAAGCGATCGAGCAGCGGGCCATACTTCTCGCCATGGCGCAGCACAATATAGGCCATAGCGTGCACGGCCTTTTCGAGCCGTTCTGTGCTGACATGTTCCGTGCCGGCGCCGCGGTGGGTCATCAGTCCAACATCCCGTCGTTGGGCGAGTGGTCAATGCTGAGGGCGACAGCGAAGGGGCGGACCCAGATGGGTTCACTCGAGAGCATGAAGGTTTCGCCGGTCATCGCCAGGAGCAGGGTGGTTGCCATGACGCTCGCGATAGCCTCTGCAGCATCGGGCGGCACAGCATTGCCGATGCGCTCCCGCCAGGCGGAATCGGAAGTGCCATCCAAGACGAGCGGTTCGTCCGGATCGACGAGGCTTTGCAGGGCTGCCAGCTCAAGCGTTGTGAACGGGCGATGCCAAGTGCCATCGAGCGCGCGAATGACAGCTACGAGGCGTTCTTCGGGCTTTGGCAATTCTGTGATGGCTTCGGCGGGTACATCGCGGGGATCAGCGACAGACCATGGGCCGTTGTTATTTTTCGCGAAGCCGGGCACTGCGCGGCTCGATCCATCCCACGGCACGACGCCGTAGTGGCCGCCAGTCTCGAAGGCTTCGCGGTTAGGTTTCAAACCTACGGGTCGGGGATCGGCTACAGCGAAGGCGCCGTTGCCAGTAGTGCTCGCCGCAATCACAGCGCCGGCGGCCTCGTCCATACCCGTCACGCGATACTTGGTTTGCTTGTAATCGTCGCGCTGGGCTGGGCGAGGGTCGGCAACAGCCTGGCCGCCGCTGGTCGGCCCCTGTCCTGCCGAGATTGCACCGGCTTCCTTGTCCCATTCAACGACACGGAACACGTTGCTGAAATGCGGCCCCTCGCCATAGCGGGGATCTGCAACCGAGAACACGCCTTGGCCGGGCGCCTTAACGTTGATGACGGCGCGCCAGCGGCGTACCCCGTACTGCTTATAGTCGAGCCCTTCGAAGCGCGGATCGGCGACGGAGAAGCGGCCTGAAGCCGGGCGGCCATTGGCGGTGACGACGCCGGCGGAATCGTCCCAGCTCTCGACGCCGTAGGAGCCGTTGTGTGGTTCGGCCATGCCGCGCGGGTCGGCGATGTTGAACCGGCCGGTGGTAGCGCCGGCCTTGCCGGTAACCGTGCCGCTGGTGGCACCCCAGGGCAGCACGCCCATGATGTCGTCGCGCCAGGTGCCTTCGGGCATGATGCCGAAATCGCGCAGGTTGCCGTTCTCGATCGCCAGCTTGTTGAGCGAGCGCCAATCCGAGCCAGCCTCGACGAAGGCCAGGCGCACCCAGGTCTTCCACTGGAGCGCAGGCATGCGGTGCATGGCGCCGCCGAGGGGATCGCCGGGGAGCGGCAGCTTTTCCAGGATCTCGCCAACACCGCGCAGGCGGCGCTTCGGCGGCTCCCAGAGGAAGGGCGGGACCTTGGCCTCATGGCGGGCGACGAGGAGGAAACGCTTGCGGCTCTGGCCGAGACCACCGAGCACGCCGCAATCGTGCGTGGTCTCGGAGACCGCATAGCCATAGGAGCGCAGCAGGGCACAGATCTGGTCGAGCAGGTGGCGCCCGCGCTTGGCGATGCGCGGCACGTTCTCGAAGCCGATCAGCTTGGGCAAATCGTCCTTGAAGGCTTCCAGCATCAGCCAGACGCCGCGCAGGGTGAGACGGTTGAGCGCCTGATACTTGGCGGTCTTGCTCTGTGTCTCGCCCAGAAGGCCAGAGAAGCCTTTGCACGGTGCGGACAGAAAGACGATGTCGGGAAACTCGCCGTGCGCGGCGGAGCGAATGTCTGCCGAGGTGGCTTCCCGCCAATCTGCCGGCGGTTGCCGCCCGTGGAAGTCCACGTATTGCTCCCGATCGAACAGATCGAGGACAGTGCCTTCAACGCCGGCAAGTCGTGTGAAATCACGGATCGATGCGGGGTCGACATCAATGCCACCGACGCACCGGAACCGGCCCTCGATGCCGCCCACGCGAGACTTTCCGCGATTGAAGCCCTTAGCCGTCCCGCCCAGACCGCAGAAGAGCTGGAAATGGGTGAAGGTGACCTCTTTGCCGAAAACAGGGAGAATGGCGTTCATTGGGCGGGCTTTTCTTCTTTGGGGACGGCCGGGCGGCGGTCTTTCAAGCGGCCTTCGGCTTTCGCGCGGCGCTCGATGGTTCGGAGCAGGCCCTTGGTGCTCTTGGCGGTGGCGGGGGCTTTCATTCGGCAGCCTCCTTCGGTGTGTCGCTGAACAGGGGTGTGCCTTCGGCGCCATGGAGCGCTTCGCCAGCAGCGGCGACGACGGCGGCACGCTTGGCCGGGTCGGCGGCGAGCTCCAGGCGGCGGATGATGTCGGCTATGTATTCGGGCTCGCGCTCGATCAACACGGCGCGAAATCCCTCGCGGAAGGCAGCCTCGCCGGTCGTGCCAGTGCCGGCGAAGGGATCGAGGATAACGCCGCCTGGTGGCGTCACCATCCGGCAGAGGTATTGTTTCAGTCCGAGAGGCTTTACGGTCGGATGCTTGGCCCCAACACGGTCTTCTGCGGTGGCCTTGGCGCTGTAGAAGAAGCGCGCAGCGGATCCAGAATCGCCGTGATGGACCGACGGCACGCGATCACGCAGCTGGTACACGTTCTTCGACGACGTATTGCTTGGCTCGTCGCCTGTCACGGGCGCAAATGCGCCGGCGGTGGCGGGGAAATTGCTGACAACGCTATCGCTGCCATCATGGATCAGGTTAGCAGGCCAGCGCCCGAGGTTGCTCGCCGTTTCTGCATGCGCCCGGTTGTCTTGTGGCTCACCACCATAGCGCAGGTGAGACCAGAGCTTGCCGGCGCCGCCTCGCAAAGTCTCCTCGGTCGGTACGCGGCAACCATCGATGTTGATGCCGCCGGTCCCCCAAAGGAGGATGTTGTCGGTGCCGTTGGCTTCGCTGAATGGCTTCTGGCCCATGTAGATGGGTTCGATCGCTGGCTTGAGCGCCTGGCCGCCATAGCGCCAGCCCTCATAGCCAGGGGCAGCAATGCGCGTCGCTTTAGGGAAGCCGCTGCCAAACACCCAGCCCAGCATGCCGCCCAGGTCGTTGTGGACGAGCAACTGCATGAAGGCTGACACCTGACTGTCGGACAGCGATTCAAGGAAAGGCTGTGCGTCCGGGTGTTGGGTCAGGAAGGCGGTCAGCGGGTGGCTAATGAAACCAGCATCTTCAATCGCCACCTGCATGCGCCCAAAGCCTTTGGTGGACGCGAACGCCACCAGGTAGCCGCCGGGCTTGAGGACGCGCAGCATTGCCCGCCAGGTGCCGGGGCGAAACGCAATGTCGCCTCCATCCCACTTCTTGCCCATGAAGCCGGCGCCGGCGCGCTTGAAGGCGCCGGTCTTGCCCGACTTGGCAGGGGCGGCGCCGATAGCGCCGAAACGCTCGGTGATGGACGTCAGATGGTACGGCGGATCGGTCACGATCGCGTCGACGCTATTCTCGGGGAGCTGAGCCAGCACCTTGAGGCAATCGCCAGCACGAAGGGTGACCCGACCATCGAGGAACCGCTTCGGTTTCATGCTGCCACCGCTAATGCAGCAGGGCCCGCGGTGATGACGCGCCGCTCGCACTGATAGCTTGGCCGCCATTCCCAGCGGGTGGCGGTGGCCTTGTTCTCGGCGACGAGCTCGTCCACCGCCTGAATTTCGGCGTAGATCGCCCATTCTTCCTGGATCAGGGTGCGGCCAGCAATCAGGCCGTCGAGGATCTGCTCTTTGGTCACAGGGCGCGCTCCCCGTATTGCTGGGAGACGAGGCCGCCCACTACTTCGTCGATCCAGTCATCACGCCAGGCGGCGCCGTGCTGGGCTTCGGCGAGATCATTCACAGCGCGCTTGGGCGAGGCAAAATTGAGCATGCGGCCGAGCTGATCGTAACGAGCTTTGGGAAAGATCTCGCGGAGGCTCGCAAGAGCGATCAGGCGGGCGCGGCTGGTGCCCTTGTTGCGGAAGATTGATTCGGGATCTTCGCCGACGGCGCGGGAGGCTAGAACGACGGCTCGAGCGATCTGTTCGGCGGTGGGGAGGATGGCGGTCATGAGGCCACCCCGGGGAAGCCGTTGTGCTCAACGCCATCGAGCAGGCGGCCGGCGCGTTTCTTGCCGATCCGCATAGATGGTGGAGGGCACTCGCCGCCTGGGCGAGCCTCGCGGGTCAGCACGGCGTCGGGGTGCCACTCCCCCCACTGCTTGAACAGAAAGGGCACGTCGGCACGCTGGCATTGGTCGCGTAGGGCGCGGAACCAGTCCGGATGGGCAGGGCGAGCCTTGGCACCGCTTTCGCCGCCGGCAATCACCCAATCAAGCTCATGGATTTCGTCACAGAGGAATGCGCGGTGGCAGGAGGGGCAATAGCAGTCCGAGTCGTCGAAACCGCTATCAGTCCCCACAAGCTCAGACGAGCCGCACCAGCCGCAATGCTCGCAGCGGGTCATAAAGAATTGGGACGCGATGAAGGGTTCTCCGCCTGGGCGGTAAGCGGGGCGCCCTGTCGGAAGCCACCGCGTCCAATCGATCGCACCAAGCATTGGCTCGACACTGACAAAGCGGACAGCCGCGTCATGCTTGAGCAGGTGCGGGATGTTCTGCTCGGCGCGCTGCTGGTCTTCGACGGTGGCGCCGAGCCAGACATGTCCGGAGATTGCCTCCCAGAACTCGGGAAGCATCTTCTCGATGTTCATGGGGCGCTTGGTCAGCAGCAGCCAGTCGAGGTCGGGGCACTCGCGGATCAGAGCCCAGAGATCTGCACGCCAGTCGGCGGGCACCTGGTTGTCGAACACATCCGCCATAGAGGCGCAGAACACACGCTGGCGCCGTCCATGGCTTTCCTGAAACGCAGCTGACTTCTTCTGCCAACGGCGCGGCTCGTTCCAGTTCTTCTCGCTGGTGCGGCGACGCGGGACATTGCCCCAATGGTCGCCACCGGTGCGCTTGTCCAGGTCGGCCGCATAGCAGTGGTCGCAAGCAGGGCTGATCTTCGTGCAGCCCCACCATGGGTTGAACGTGCTGTCGGTCCACTCAATGGCGGTGGTTTCAGCCATGGCTCACCTCGGAACGGGTGGGCAAGCGCTTGGCGAGGACGCGCTGGAGGGTGCGGCGGTGGATGCCGAGCTTTTCGGCCGTCTTGGTGACGTTGCGGCCCGTGGAGTGGTGGGCGAGCTGGATGTAGTGCCAGCGGACCTGCTCGGGGGTGAGGTCCATGCGGAGGACAGCCTGGCGCAGGGTGGCGATGTGATCTGAGGTGCGGAGCTGGGTCATGCGAATAGCCGCTCGGGATGGAAGGTGCGCTGGCGGATGGTGTGGACCGCGGTGGTGGCGTCGAACTTGTGCTTGCGCAGCCAGCGATCGAGACAGTCGCCAAGCTTCGCCTCTAGGTCTTCGACCTCGCTCTGGGCCACGACTGGCATGTCGCCCGTCCAGCAGTCAGAGTTGGGCGTGTGGCATTGCAGCTCGATCAGGATCATGCGTCCGTCAAAGATTGCCGGGTCGATAGCAGCACGATCGGCCTCGATGATGGTGTAGCCACCCTTCGGGAAACGCCCGGCGGCCTGGTCCTGGGCATTTGCCTCAGCCGGGAAGCCACCATGCCACTTCTCGGGCTCTTCGCCTTTGCCCCAGAACCATTCGAACTCGCCATTACCGGCCATCGTCAGTCGCCTCCTCGGGGCGGCCGAACATCTTGGCGAGATCGTTGAGGGCGACCCGACCGCGGGCGATGACTTCGCCAAGCGTTTCGGCGGTGCCATCTTCGAAGGTGACGATATAGGCGGTCCCATCGCCATGAGCGCGCACCATGGCCTCGCAAGTTTCCTGCACACGAGAGACGGCGCGATAGATTTCGAGATCAGGAGCGGTGGTCATGCTTCGGTCTGCCCCTGCCGCAGCTGGGACGCGCGAAGGCCTGCCTGCATCAGTTCAATTTCGTCCTCGAGATCCATCTTGTGAGACGCGAGGGACTTCTTGGCGGCTTCGTATGCTTGATCGAGCAATTTTTCCCGATCGACAGCATCGGCGAGGAGGCTTTCCACCTCACGGAGATCCTTGATGATCTTTTCGCGTCGCACATGGCTGCGCAGCACCAGCGGGCGCGATTCCTGAGCCACAGTTTCGAGCGCGCTCTCCACCGCGGCGAAAGCATCCTCGCCAAGCGAAATGGGAGCAGGAGGTGCGACCTCGACAGGGGCGGGCGTGATAGCGACGGCTTCTCCGCTTTCGACGACGGAAAGAGCAGACTTGGTCGTTTTTGCTGGCGTGGCCATGATTAGCGCTCCGGTGGGGCTTCGACCATGCCGAGGGCGGACATGTAGAGCTCGAGCAGGGCTTCCTGCTCCAAGCGCTCGTTGGCGTCCTGCTTCCGGATGGTGACGATCTTGCGGAGGATCTTGGTGTCGAAGCCGTTGCCCTTGGCCTCGGCGTAAATCTCCTTGATGTCGGCCGCGATGGCGGCCTTTTCTTCTTCCATGCGCTCGATGCGCTCGATGAAGGCGCGGAGCTGGTCCTGGGCAACGGAGTCTTCGACAGCCATGACGGCCTCTCGGTGAAATTAAGGGAAGGGGGAAGGCCCGGCGCCGAGGGGCATGGCGCCGGGCCCGGCCAAGGCCGAGCGGGGGCTTACCCGGCCTGTTCGGTGTCTGGGTTGTCAGCAATCTTGACGAAGATGGCAGTGGCGCGCTGAAAGGCACCCGACCGAAGAATTTCGACGTGGTCGCCGATATAGAAAGCATTCAGACCCCTCGCGCGGATCTCGTCGAGCGGTACCTGGCTTGCTACCTCGCTGATCGATGGCTTGAAGAAGCCGTAGTAGCCGCACGTGACATAGAACGGGGCGCGCAGCTCTTCGCTTTCGGCCAGCTGGCGTTCGCCGATCAATCTCGGGCTCCAGATGCACGACGTGTTGCGCAGATCTTCGGTGTCCCAAGGCGTCCTAACGGCGGTAAAGGTGTCACCCTTGCGCAGCAGGTGGGTGAATTCACTGGCAAAGGCACGCAGTGCGACATCGTCGATCGGCGGGATGATTGGCTGAGTGTCATCGACCCATTGGTGAGTAACCGTCATCTCAGCCTCCGAATGCCAGGCGGCCGAGTTGGCTGAAATAGTTGCAGTCGAGAACCGTATCGACGATGCGCTGCTCGCGCTCGGTCAGCGGGTCGCCGTCCATGAAAGACTGCATGGCGGCTGTGACCATGTCGCGCTGGCGCTGGGCCGACGGCGCAGGTTGCGGCGGTATCGGATGCGCGGGAGTACGTGGAAAGGCGAGGACCTGTGCCATGGAGATCACCGCAGCGTCTGAGCGCAGGTGTCGGCGCTATGCTGCGCCTGGCATGCGGCCATGGCGTGGGGCTGGTCACCGATATGGTAGCCACCCAGGGCCGCCATGGCGATCAGCGCGACGATGATCCAGACACGCGAAGTTTTGTCAGATGGACCAGACACATAGGTCGTAAGCGACATGGCGGGTGCAACCCGGCCCCGCTGGTTACCATTTCGTAAAGAAGTCATTGCCCCATTCCCCTTGCTTGGCACCACTATGGCAGAGCCCTGCTTTCAAGATGGGGTGACGGTATAAAGGATTTCTTTATCCGTCAATTGCCAAAACAAGATTTTCTTGTTATGGATATTACGTGCCCTACAAGAGGGTGTTAGGGGTTCGACGATGTTTGGAAATCAAGGCGAGGGGAAATTCAGGCGACTCGCTACGCAAATCGCTGGTGTGCTTCCAGAGGATCACGACGAGGCATTAGCCACGTTGGCGGCTGCGGAGGCGGTGCTCGATGCTATGGGGATGGGAGATAAGCGCGACGCTGCAAAGCGCATCGTTGCGATGACGCCCGAGGACCCTGAGGAGGCTCTTTTGGTGCTGCAGCTGGTTCGCGAGTTCCTGGAATACAGCACCGATCGCACACGTATGCGCATGCATTCGCTGAAACGGGCGTCAGGTTTCCGAGTGAATGACAACCTGGACACAGAGCGGACCTAATCCGCCTTAGCCGGCCTTTGTCCCGAGGCCGGCGTCCACCTTTTCCGATCGCGCCTGCAATGCCTGGGCAAGCTCCAGCGGCAGGCCGTCCATGCGGCCGAATAAGACGTAATCAGACGTCGCGCCAGTCAGCTGCCAGATGCGTGCGAGCGTGTCCGGTGGGGGCGCGTTGTGGCCGCGCTCGTAATTTCCCCATCGTTGAGGACTGGCGCCAATCAGCTCGGCCATGAAGACCTGCGTCCAGCCTTTGACCTCGCGAACGGCGGCGAGGCGGCGGCCAATGGCCTTGTTCGAGGTGTCGGGCATGATGTCGCTCATGACAAGATTTTATTGTCGCGCCATCAGAGACACCACAAAGACTATCTTGTCAATTGCGGATAAAGAAATCCTTTAGTATGGTCCGGCCGTTGCAGGCGGACCATCAATGCCAAAAACCAAACTCACTCCCAAGGCGCTTGAGAGCGTCGACGATGTTATCCGCGCTTTAGGCGGAACACGATCCGTCATGGAGTTGACCGAGGCAAAGACCAACCAGGTGGTGACGAACTGGCGTTCGCTCAACCGCTTCGCTGCCAACACCTATGTGGTGATGACTGACGCGCTCAAACTCAAGGGACTGACGGCGCCGGCATCGCTCTGGGGCATGAAGGAAATGCCCGAAGGCGTGGTGATCGAAGCGGCTGAGGCGACATGAGCCACGACGCCACGAACTGGGCCATCAAGCAGCGCGGATTGAAGCCTGTCGTCAAGCTTCTGCTCTGGCACCTCGCCGACCGCCACAACCCCGATCAAGGCTGTTTTCCGAAGCAGGAAACGCTCGCCGAGGATTGCGAGATTTCGCGCGCATCGGTGAACCGGCATCTCGATGAACTCGAATCGCTCGGGCTGATTTTGCGTGAGCCGCAACGCGATCCGCAGACCAACAAGCAGCTGCCCACCCGATACCGACTGGCTTGCGAGCCCGATTTCCCGCGAACACAAGATGTGGGGGGCCGTGTCTCAAATTGCGACACGGAAAGCCGTGTCTCAAAATCCGCTGTTTCCGTGTCTCACAGCTCTGAGACACCTATAACCAGTAAAAGAACCAGTAAGAATCCCCTTACCCCAGACGAGCGTCGGGCCTTACCACCACAAGATGTTGGGCTCACCCAGCATGTGCACGCCATGCTGGACGACAAGCTCTACCTGACCTGCTGCAAAGTGTCGGGCCACGCCGCGAGCATGACAGACGCCAAGGGCGGGTGGACGTTCCCGGTGCAGGTCATCGACGAGGCGCGCCAGCGCCTGGCTTTGGCAGGTGCGCAATGAGTAACCTGCCGCTTACCCATATCGCGACGCGCGCCGTACACGCCTATCCTGCCAAGGGTCCGATTGGCGTGGCAGGGACCGCGCCGAGCCTCGACGGCTGGATCGTGGTGCTGGACGGGCGTGAACGCTGGGTGTCGGCAGCGCAGTTTGAGGCGAGCTATGCCTCGACGGGCGCTATGAGCTTCGACCATGCCGTGCATGCGCTCTTTGCCGGAAACCGGGTGGCGCGGAAAGCCTGGCCAGATGGCGTCATTTTCGTGTCGGACGGCGCGATCTGCCTTGAGGCGAGCGGCGGCAAATACCAGTCGCGCAACTGGCGGCCTGACAAGGCGGATTTCTTTGCTCGGGACTGGATGGTGGTGCCGTGACCATGGGCGGGTTCTGGGCAAAGCCGGGCGCAAAGTGCGTGTGTCTCAATTCCGAGTGGAAGCGCGGCAAGACGCTTCAATGGAGCGTCTACTTGCGCGCCCTGCTGCTCGGCTTGCCCATCCGACATGGCGTTTACGTGGTGACCGCCGTGGTGCCGAGTGATCTGGGACTGTTCCTCTCGCTCAAGGGCTACGGGAACATGCTCTTCCACATCTCGCACTTCCGCCCAGTCGTGGACGAGCAGGAACGCCGCGACGTTGCGCTGTTCACGCCGTTGCTGGATCCGAAGCTGCCCTTGGTGCCCGACGGGCCGCAGGAACCAGCAAAGGTCCGTTCGACCGAGCCTGCCGATTGTGCTACTTTCCGCCTGCCGCACCACCGAGATCATCGATAGATGGCGAAGGCGCGCGGCAAGTCTCCCAAAGCCACAGAACCGACCGGCAAGGATGCGCGACAGCGTGCCCGGGCGCGTTCCGTCGCGGATAAGTACATCGATGACGATGGCGCGACGCCGGCGGCCGATGAAGGTGATAGCTTCGACAACCCAAGCAAGAGCGGGGGCACGAAACACAAGCGCCTGACGGAACGGGAAGCGCGCTTCTGCGAGGAGTATCTCGTCGATCTCAACGGCGCGGCTGCGGCCCGTCGCGCAGGCTACAGCGAGAACACGGCGCGCGAGATCGCATACGAAAACCTGACCAAACCTCACATCCGGCTCCGCATAAGGCAGCTTAAGCGAGATCGCGCTGTCCGCCTCCAGTTTGACCGGGACCGGGTGTTGGAGCGGCTCAGTGACGAGCTCGATGCCGACCTGGCGGATTTGTTCGACGAGGCGGGGAACCTGCTGCCCGTCGACGAGTGGCCCATGGCGTTCCGCACAGGACTCGTCGCCGGCATCGAGGTCGAGGAGCTGTTCGAGGGCAGGGGCGAGGACCGCGAGCACATCGGCCGCGTGCGCAAGATCAAGCTCGCCGATCGCGGCAAACGCCTCGAGCTGGTTGGCAAGCATGTCGACGTCATGGCGTTCAAGGAACGCACCGAGGTGGAAGCCGTCGGGCAGTTCGCCCAGCTCCTCGGCGCGCTGGCCGGGACAACGCTGGGCCCGACGCAGACGCCGCCGACCAGTGCTCTGCCAGCCGAGGCCGCCGCCACCATTGCTGCCGCCAGCAATCCTGATCTCTCCGACGATGGGGAGGACGACGAGTGAACGACGCTCTCGCCATCCCGATCGAGGAGCAGCTGCGCGCCATCCTCGGCCGCACGCCGACAGCCGAAGAGCTCGAGCTCTTCCGCAACCTGCGGGATCCGAAGTGGCGCATCCGCAACCTCTACTGGATCATGGACAAGGAGGGTAACCCCGTCCGGTTCGTGCCCAACGAGGTGCAGGACAAGTTCATCGAGGAGCTCTGGTACCGCAACGTGGTGCCGAAGGCGCGCCAGCGTGGCTTCTCGACCGTGGCGCAGCTGATGGCACTCGATCGCGCGCTGTTCGAGCCCAACCAGCGTTGCGCCCTGATCGCCCAGGACCGGGTGACCTGCGAACAGATCTTCTCGGACAAGATCAAGTTCGCCTATGACCGGTTGCCTGACCTGGTGAAGGCCATGAACCCGGTGGTGCGCTCGACCCAGTCCAAGCTGGTGCTCTCCAACAACTCCACCATCCGCTGCGCCATCTCGGTACGCGGCGGCACGATCCAGTTCCTGCACATTTCCGAATACGGCAAGATCTGCGCCGTGGCGCCACTCAAGGCGCGCGAAATCCAGACCGGCTCGATTCCTGCCGTTGATCAGACCGGCATCGTCATCATCGAATCGACGGTGGAAGGCCTCGACGGCGATTTCACCGAGAAGGTGCAGCGCGCCGAGGCAGTGGCACTGAGCGGCCGTCCACTGTCCAAGATGGACTATCGGCTCCACTTCGCCAGCTGGTGGGACGCGCTCGAATACCAGACCGACCCGGCATCGGTGGTCATCTCGCCGACGGACCACGCCTACTTCTTCCGCCTCGAGGCCGAGATCGGCCGCCCGATCGAGATGGAGCAGCGCGCCTGGTACGTCCAGAAGCGGGACGTCGAGTTCGGCGGCGATGTCGAGAAGATGTGGATGCAGTACCCATCCACGCTCAAGGAGGCCTTCAACCAGTCGACCGAGGGCAAGTGGCTGGCCGTGCAACTGGCGACCATGCGCAAGCAGCAGCGCATCACCAAAGTGCCCTATGACCCGTCGGTGCCGGTCAACCTCTTCTGGGATCTCGGTGTCGACGACGACATCGCCATCTGGTTCCACCAGCAGGTCGGGCTGCAGGACCGGTTCATCGACTATATCGAGGCATCGGGCGAGCCCTACAGCTTCTTCAAGCGCGAGGTCGACAAGCGGCCTTACGTGCTCGGGACCTGCTTTCTGCCCCATGACGGTGCGCATCGGCGCCCAGGCGCGGAGCTGCTCAAGACCTCCGCCGACATGCTCGAAGAAGTCGGGTTCAAGAACATCGAGATCATCCCGCGCATCCACGAGCTGATCGCCGGCATCCAGCAGCTGCGCGACGCCATGGCGAGCTACTGGATCGACGAAGAGAACTGCGCCGAAGGGCTCAAGCACCTCGCCGGCTACGGCAAGGCGTGGAGCGAGCGCAACGGCACCTTCACGAGCCAGGTCAACAAGAACGGCCACCAGCACGCCGCCGACGCCATCCGCCAGCACGCCCAGGCCAAGGCCGGCGGCATGATCCGCGGCCCACGCCAACAGACACGCAGACCCAGCTCGCGTCCGAGCGCGATGGCTGTTTAACCAGGAGAGAGACGATGTCTGATTTAGGTTATGCACGCAGAGCTGCAGAGTTAGCCCGGAACAGCCGACCTGTTCGCGAGGGGCCACAAAGCTTTATGGACGATCTCAGGGATGCCCGGGATCACGCTCGGGAGACGGCGCGTGAGGCTGCGAAACTCGCCGATCGGCTTTGCGGGCCGGTGCCGGAGAACGCGACAGGCCCTGAGTATCTCGAGGGATATGGCGTGTTCGGCGATGCGCGCGCTTTGGCGCACCAGATCTTGGCCGCCTCGGTGAGCGTCAACGAGTCGCTTGAGCGCATCCGCGGGCAGCTGCCTTCCGAGAAGTACGAAGCCGACCCGCACAGCTGACCCAAACGCCGCGCGCTCGGGCAGGGACGGCCCGGGTGTCGGTCCATCCAGGAGGATAGATTGAAGAAGATGATTGTGGGGGCACTCGCCGCAATGGCGATGCTGGGCGGCGCTGCCTTAGGGCAGGTCAATGCCAAGGCGGGGCATGTTGTTGTAACCGGCGCTTCGGCAGGCCAAGCCACCGACACCCAGCGGCAAGCGCCGGCGCCGAAACAGAACGAGCGCGCGGCAGTGCGTGAAGCGGACGCGGCCTATCGCCATCGCCGGTTTCTCGCGCGGACCAAGCACAAGAACCGGGCAGGGGGCGAGCGCGCCCACCGGAAATGGCGCAAGGCTCGATCGGCGGGGAGGCGGTGACATGGCCGCAAGACGCGACTGCCCATCGTGCAGACAGGGTCAGATGCTGCGCACCATTTCAGGCGATGGCACGTGCTGCGACGCCTGCGGCATCTTCATCGCCATTACGTCAGTGGCAGTGCAGAGGGACGAACGCAGGCCTTCGGACCTTACCGCCCAGCTCTCCGTTGAGGGTCGGCGACAGATAGACAGCAGGGCCGAATTGGCTTACCTCTTCCCCTTGCCGCACCACCCCTTTGCCGGGGGCCGTGCATGACTGCCGTTCTCGACCTAGACCAGCGCCACTTCACAACCGTGAAGGGCAATCTCACGCTTATCGGCACGTGGGTCTCCACGGACGATGGCGTCGCGCCATGCCTGTGCCTGATCCGCACGGGCGAAGAGTTCTCCGAGCACACGGTGCCATGCGTCGTTACGCTGCAGAGCGCATTCCTGTTCGATCGATCATCGCACAAGCACTATCCGGACTGGGCCCGCAAGGCGGCGCTCATGGCATTCGGTTTTGCCGAAGCCCTCCGCATCGGGGTTACGCCACAATCTGCGCAGCGCATCTGCGAGCTGATCGAGGATAATATCGATGACCTCTTCGGCATTCCGCCCTATCGCGTGCCGATACTGACCGACAACGAGGCCATGGCCGAGGTGACGATCACCGACCGCAATTCCGGCAAGCGCGTGCGCGAGGTCCTCCTCTGATGTTCGACATCAATGCCGATGATGGCTCCGTCCGCAAAACCGAGTTCAAGTCACCGATCAAGGGTGGCGAGGGGCGGGAAGGCGCCAGGGAGATCAAGCCCTCAGGGCTCGACGCTCCCAACATGGTGGAGATGCACCACAAGCTCATGGACCTGCGGGCCAAGGAGCTTGATCGGCAATACGACAACCGCGTCGAGCAGGCGCAGGACGAGGACTTTTACGACAATATCCAGTGGGCGGAGAAAGACGCCCAGGAAGTCGAAGACCGCGGCCAGAAGGCTCTCGTCTATAACGTGATCTCGGCATCGGTCGACTGGGTGCTCGGCACCGAGAAGCGCACCCGCTCCGACCATAAGGTCATTCCGCGTCGCAAGAACGAGGGCAAGCCGGCGCAGCGCAAATCGGAGCTGATGAAATATCTCAGCGACGTCAACCGCACGCCTTTCCATGTCAGCCGCGCCTTTGCGGATTCGGTGAAAAGCGGCATCGGCTGGGTCGAAGACTATTTCGACGGCGACGGCGACGACGAACCGCTGCGCACCCGCTACGAGAATTGGCGGCGCGTGCTCTGGGACAGCGCCTCGACGGAGATGGACCTCTCGGACGCCCGGTACATCTTCCGGGACAAGTGGGTCGACCTCGATATTGCAAAGGCCATCTTCCGCAAGCGCGGACAATTGCTCGAGCATTCGGCGCAGCAGGCGCTCGACATCGGCACGTATGGCGATGATGGCGACGAGGTGGGTGACTATTCCGAGATGGCGCTCGACCAATCGGGCGGCCGCACCGATCGGGTAAACCATGGCTATCACCGCCAGCGCGTCCGCCTGATCGAAGGGTGGATCCGCATGCCGGTGCTGGTGAAAGCACTAAAGGGCGGCGCCTTCGCCCGGGAAATCTATGACCCGTTCTCGCCAGGCCACAGGGACTCGCTGGCAAGTGGCGAAGCGGAGCTCGTCGAGCGCATCACCATGCGCATGCACGTGGCGATATTCACCCATGCCGGCATGCTCTGGTTCTCTGAGAGCCCGTACCGGCACAACCAGTTTCCATTTACCCCGATCTGGGGGAAGCGCCGCGGACGCGACGGCCTGCCATACGGTATGATCCGCGGCCTCAAGGGCATGCAAGAGGACATCAACAAGCGCGCATCCAAGGCGCTCTACATCCTCTCCACCAACAAGATCGTCATGGACGACGACGCCGTCGAAGACATCGACGAGCTGCGCCGCGAGGCCTCGCGCCCCGACGCGATTATCGTCAAGAAGAAGGGGTCGCAGCTCGACCTCGACAATGACCGAGAGCTTTCCCAGTACCAGCTCGAATTCATGTCCCGCTCAATTGCGATGATCCAGCAGTCGAGCGGTGTCACCGACGAGCTCCTCGGGCGCCACACCAATGCCACCTCTGGTGTCGCGATCGGACGGCGTCAGGACCAGGGCTCCATGGCGACGATGCACTTTTTCGATAATCTCCGCTTCGCGTCCCAGCTGCGCGGCGAGAAGCTGCTGTCGAACATCGAGCAGTTCGTGAGCGAAGAAAAAGCATTTAGAATCACCAATATGCGCGGCACGCCTCAGTACATCACCGTGAACGATGGCTTGCCGGCCAATGACATCCAGCGGTCCAAGGCTGATTTCGTCATCACCGAGGCCGACTGGCGCGCATCCATGCGCCAGCATGCCATGGACGAGCTCATGGGTCTGGTGGGCAAGCTGCCCCCAGCCGTCGGCATGGTGTTGCTCGACCTGGTCGTGGAGCAGATGGACATCGGCAACCGCGAGGAGATCGTGAAGCGCATCCGTGCCGTCACCAATCAGCGCGACCCAGACGCCGAGGAGCTGACGGAAGAAGAAGTGCAGGCCCAGCAGGCCGCAGCCGAGGCAGCCAAGCTGCAGGCTCGTGCCGTGGAAGCCGACATTTCCGACAAGGAAGCCAGCGCCGAGAAGAAGCGTGCCGAGGTACAGCGGATCACGGCCCAGACCGTCACCGAAAAGGTCAGCGCCCAGGATCGCGCACTCGCGACCGCCGGCAATGCCCTGGCTCTCCCACCCGCAGCCTCGCACACGGCCGACATGATCATGTCCGAGTCCGGCTTCAAGTCGCAGAGCGATCAGAACATCGAGGCGGCGCAGGCCGCCGGCGTCGCAGCCGCCCAGACTGAGCTGGCTCAAGAAGCCCAGCTTGAGCAGGCCGCTGCTGCCGAATCCGAACAACTCCAGACCGGTGCGGCGCCGGCCATGGACGTGCCCGCATAACGCCGAACCAGAGAGAAGCCAGAATGGCAAAGCCAGACTTTACCGATGAAATGCTCGAAAGCCTGTCCGAGGAAGAACGGGCAGGGCTCCTGAACCCCGACCTGGTCGACGAGGGGCTGGAAGCCGAAGCGGCTGCCGCGGCAGATACTCCGTCGGCCGAGGACGATACCAGCGCGCCTGCCGAGACTGAGCTGGAAGGCGCCGTTGCTGCTGACGGGTCGGTCACTGTCGAGAATGCTGCCGCCGATGAAGGCAAGCCAGCCGCCGTGCAGCAGCCTCAGTCGCTCCTCCCGGCCTACGATCTGCCCGAGGATTTCGAAGCCCGCTTGGAGGCGATCAAGTCCGGCGAGGACGATCTCGAAAAGCGTTTCGACGACGGCGAGCTGTCGAGCGCTGAATATCGGAAGGGCCTGCGCGAGCTGAACGACCAGCGCAGCGAGCTCGAGCGGATGCAGCTCAAGCACGAGTTGTCAGCCGACAGCCGCAAGCATGATTTTGAGATCCGCAAATCGACCTGGTTCGAAAACACCGTGCCGGACTGGTTGGCGAAGCATCCGCAGTATGAAGCCGGCAGCGCGGGCTACGATGCGTTGAACGCTGAGGTTATGAAGCTCCAGGGCGGGAATGCAGCCGACCCGTTCGCTGCATCGATCCTCGACCAGGCGCATGCCAAGGTGCAGCGCGATATGCGCAAGGCGCTCGGCCTTCCGGCGGAAGAAAACAAGCCAAGCACACCACAGCCGCCGACGGAGCCCAAGCGTGAGATCCCGCCGGCATTGGGCGGTCTGCCCAGCGCAGCACCGGCCGACCTGCAGGACACCAGCAAGTTTGCGGTCATCTCGCGCATGACTGGCGAGGCCAAGGAGAACGCTATGGCGCAGCTCTCCGACACCGAGCGCAACCAGTACCTGGCGTCTGAATACGCTTAACGAGAGGACCAAATGGGCTTGCTGTCTGTCAGCGTCAAAGTCGGCGAGGCCGTGCAAATCGGCGAGGTCGCCATTGTAAAAGTCGACGATCGGAATGGCCGTTCGGTCAAGCTCAAGATCGCGACCATGGACCCGTCCCTCCGGGTCACGCGGATCCCGACGGGTATCATCCCGCCGGCGTTCCTGCCGACAGGGCTGGCACCGGACAAAACGTCCGCAGCCCTCGTCGCGTGAGCGAAGTCGTCGACACCAAGGGCCGTTGGCGGCGCGCAATTGTCGCCCGCGGCCTCCCTCGCGATCGGCTGCTGATCGATCGCAGCCAGGGCACTCCGCGCGCCAGCGTGAAGTCGAAGGACGAATCTAAGGATTTGCGGCTTTAACGCTAACCTCGCAAGGCGCTTGCCAACGCCATGCCCAAGCCTGATTGTCTTCCCCAGATCGGGGAGGCAAATGGCAGACGACGAAGAAACGCCGCCACAGATACCGTCGAAGCACAATGGCGACAGCACACACGCGCGCCCGGACACTGCTACCGGTCAGGGTCTTGCCTCAAGAGGCAGGCCAGGATTTCGATCCGGTAGGGCGGCTGAGGTGCAAGTTGAGGCGAGCTCAACGAAATCCGCACAGCAAGACATGGAGCGGGAGAACACCGATTATTGGGAAACCGCAGTAGACCTGCCAGAAGGTTACGCACGAGACGACGTGGGTCCAGCAGGTGGCGCACGCAGTCAAAGCGATCCTGCGGAAGCGGCATCTTTTGGCTTATATGCCGGTGACGGATACGTCGATCAGGATTACGTAGTCGACGACGGAGCCCCCCTTCAGACTGAGAATGGCGCGCAACTCGTAACCGAGGACGGCGAGCCGATGATAACTGAAGAACCTGATGTGATCTCGGCGACGGCAACCCTCAGTGGCGAGGGCAACATGCGCGCGGATTTGCAGGTTGTCCGGCTGGCCGAAGTCCGCCGAACCGCAGAAGAACTCCGTGCTGCTCTGGACGCCGTCTCGCCGGAAGTGCGGGCGATGGTCGCCGATATGCTGAGAACGCCCTCAAATGGTGAGGTGCCGGACTTCCTTGTCGCAGGACAAGCAAAAGCGGATCTAGATGCCAGCCTCGGCCTGCTCGAAAGCGCTGATGAGAACACGCCGCGCGCAGAGATCCTCAATGCGGCAAAACACGTTGATAGAGCGCGTGTCACCTTCTCCCGCTGGTTGGGTGGCATCTTGTTAGCCGTCGGATTGCTGGCTCAGCCCGCGTACAACGGGTTCATGGAGAAGACGTTCGCTAACGCGGCCGACATGGTCTGGGCCCATGGCGTAGGACAGCGCTTTGAGGAAGCTCTCCATGAGCTGAAGCCGATCCTGAAGCAAAAGGACTGAGCGCTACAGTGCCGTGCGTGGCCCACGGCTAGGCGATAAACACAGAGGGGAAGATGGCAGAGTTAGGCGACCTTAATAGGAACAATCAGCGCTTGCTGCGGAAGTCGACCTTCCGCGGCACAGACCACAATCAGTTTATCTGGGCGCTGCAGTGTGAGCGAGAGAACTGCGGGCATGTCTATGGCGCTAACGGGTCAGACTTCCACCAGCGGCGCTGCCCCAAATGCGATGGCGGGATGCCGGGGCTATAGGGCTGTTGCGCCGTAGCGTCCCTTAGCTTCACGGCTGGTTTTTTTCGAAAAAGTCTTGAACCTTACCGCCTGAAAGTCTATTGTACTCCCAGTAGCAGAAAGCGACGCCTCCGAAAGGATGCTGCTACAAGCCCGCCCTTGAGGCCAGCATACCACGGTAAGCGGCAGTCGCACGGCAGAGACTTAAGCTGCCATAATCAAGGTCCCTCACGGGGCCTTTTTTATTTGGGCATTCGAACGCCCTTGTAAAGCACAGTGCGCAGGAGCGCGTGCACCTTCAGCCGCTTACCCACGCGATCCGCGAAAAACTGCTTCTTGTAGGCGCTCTTAACCACCAACTCGACGTCGATGCCGGACGATTGGCTGGGGTGGAGATCGTAAAAGATCAGGTATTTGAGGCCGCTAGTTGGCACGGCTTCGGAAACGGCCATATTGTTCTTCTGCCCAGCGTCTTGGCTTTCCCAAGACGGAAAGTTCTGCTCGACCATAGCGGTGCAGATGACGGGGAGATCGACGCACCAGCCGTACCGATCCGTGCAGAACTCGCGCCACTTACCACCCTCGTCCTTGAACCGATGTCCCGTCGCTTCGTCACTGTCGGCCTTCGAATACACGTGGGAGTGAAACGACACGCGCACGGTCAAGTCGAGGCCGTCCTTACCCTTTCCCTCAAGCTTGACATGGAAGGGCTGAAGGTGATGCAGCGAGTATTTGATGCCGGCTGAGGTGATCGGCGAATGCAAGACCGGGAAAGACATGCCGCTGCATATTCTATTGCCCGAACAAGCGGAAGAGCATGAAGTTAAGTGCTAAAGCCAGTTTGTTAGCACAGTCGGTTTTTTGTTGGGGGAATAGGTCAGCCAGGAGCAGCGGCTCGGATTGCAAGTTGCTCTGTTGACCACCAATAGGTTTGCGTTTCGCTCGGTGTTTGGGTAGCGATGCGATCAAGATTGGCACTCATGCGGGGATAAGAGTGGGTGATATTTTCGGGGCGATACTCGGTATCGCTTTTGCGTTGGCGTGCGCGGCAGGCTGGTTCAACCACCTCTACATTTGCTTCACAGACGGAAACTGGGGTTTTCTGATCGCGGGCGCGCTGTTTTTCCCAGTTGCCGTTATCCATGGCTGGGGCGCTTGGTTGGGGTTCTGGTAAATGCGGATAGAAGGCTCAATCGAAACCGGCCTCGATGTGTATGGCGAGAACATCTGCGCGAAAGGGCTGACGCTGAATCAGCTCCACGAGCTCGTTTCGCAGCTCGTTCGCCTGTTCATACCTTTCAATTTTGCGGAGGTGTCGGACGAGCAGTTCGCTGAGGCTGCCGATGCGGCACAGATCTCCGTTGAGGATATAGCGCAGCCGGGGCCGTGAGGGCGGGTTAGGGGAGCCAGGACCAGGAGCGGCGGTGCTGTATGTCCCAAACCGTCTGCGGAGTTACGCCGTACCGATGCGCGATCTGAGACAGGGGCGTCCCCTTGATGGCCCGGATCGCCAAGACATCATCTTCCGTCAGAGTGGCGTTTGGGTGTCGCTCGCCCCTGTTGCTGGTGCCGTGCGCGATCCTATCCATCTGGTTTTCAGATGGCGTCGCCCAGTAGAGATGGCGCTTATTGCAGCATGGAGGATTCCCGCAGCGGTGCGCGGCTTCATGAGTTGGCGACGGCGGCGGGCCGTGCTCGCGCTCGCATACAAGCCGATGCACTGCGTCCTCGCCCAAAACTCCATACCCCTTCGGACGTGACGCAAAGGGCCACAGCAGGCATTCATCGCCCTCATAGGGCAGCACCACTTCCTTGAAGAAGCGGCTGGCATGTCTGTCTGGCGCCGTGCTGTAGGGCACATGCAGCGGGTCGCCATACTTCTTTTGTCGCTGCCAATGCTTGGAGCAAAGCCCTTTGGCGATCGCTCCTTTGCCGCAACCCTCAACCGCGCAGACCTTCGCCGCGGGCCGCGGTGCGGTTCGCTTGTAGGCGATCAGCGGGTCACCATGGCGCTTCCACCTCTGCCAATGGGTATTGCAATAGCCCTTTGCATAGTGAGGCGCGCCGCAGCCGGCGACACTGCACGTCTTCATGCTGCGAAGGCTTCAACGTGCTGCAGCAGCTTGTCGAGTAACGGCATGCGGTCGAGGTAATCATCGACAGAGGCACGCGTGATCGCGGCCTGCACGTGAAGATCGTCCGCACTGGTCGGAGGCAGGGCGAGGATGACTGTGTCGACCGCTGACAGCTCGTCCATCAGCTGGCCGAAGATCAGCTCGAGCGCCTTGATGCGTGGCGAGGCAGTGTTGCCCTCGGCGAGCAGCAGTGGCTCAAGGGCCGTGATGGCGTTCTGGATTGCGTGGCGACGTGGGGCCAGGAAGGCGATTGGTGACGCGCCGGCAGCAGGCGTGGTAACGGTGGCTTCAGCCATGCTCGATGCTCCTATCGAGTTTCGGTTAGGCTCGGGCGGGAGCTTCCACCTTCCCTCCGAGCCGCAACCGTGTTAACACAGCTGCAATTACAATTCAAGAACCGTGTTAACACAGATGGCAAAGAAGCCCGGCCCTCCTGCTACAGGTAAAGGCGTTCTGGTAGGGGTGAGACTCCAGCCGGATTTGCTCGATGCCGTTGAGCGTTATGCGGAGGCTGAGGAGGATAAGCCGGGGCGCCCTGAAGCTGTGCGCCGAATAGTCAAGGCGTGGCTGGCCGAGCATGGGCATCTTGGCGAGAGCAAAGGGGGGTAGCGACACGTGCAGCACAAACTGGTGCAGAAGTTGCGCGAGGAGCGAGACAGGCTCACAGCTCGCTTTGAAGAGGGCGAGCTATCCGGCTCAGAGTATGCTGCTGATATGGAGGCCATAGCCACTCGGATAGCCCACGCAAGCCTCAAGCCGCCGTCTTTCAGGGACGAAGCGAAGTACTATCTGTGGCGCGGATGGCGCAAGTATGCGGTCTTCGGGCTATTCCTGCTGATCGCGCTGACAGCGGTGATGGTACGGTACGAGGTCGCCACTGCGACAAGCGACGGCACTGCAGTGGCATTCCGACTAGACCGATGGACCGGCACAGTTCATTGGTGCCATCCCGGGCGATGCGACCCCACGCAATGATCCTGAGCCAACATCAATCGCACTGGCGGGTGAAGCGTCGATCTCCGATCTGCAACTCTTCTCCCAGCCCGGACAGTTCTGCTTCGAAGCCATTGTCGCATACCAAATCCGTGGAGATGTCGCTGCGCATGATCGCACAGAGCGTCCCCCATTCGCCCTTCGGCTGGAAGGCGTAATTGTAGTCAGGCAAGCTGACGCGCTCCAAGACACTTCCGTCATCTGCGCGATACCTGCATTCATCACCGAAAGCGTGGCCGCTAGCGATGGCGATGAAAAACAATGCGGTCAGCAAATTACGAATGGCTCATTCCTCCGCAGCTCCTCTCGCTAATTCCTAACGAACTCGGTATCGTCTGCATAGTTGCGCATGGACGTGCATCCCTTATGTGGGAGCGCGTGCTTTGCAAATCGTTGAGATCGTTGATGTCGGTGGCGGCTGGAATAAGGTCCGGCTAGCTGATGGCAATGTGTACACCCTTGATGGTAGCTACGCATGGCGCTCCAATAATCCTGGAAATATTGAGTGGGGTGAATATGCCCGGAGCATGGGCGCCATTGGGCCTGGCGCGGTTCCACCGGGGCGCCAACGCGGATTCGCCATATTTCCGACTCTTGAGGCTGGTCAGCGCGCGCGCGAGGTCCTTCAATTTGAGAGCTCGTCGTATCTCAACGCAGATAACGCGGGACGCTGGGGGCACTCCTACCCCAAGGGCTCAATAGGCGCGGCGATCTACCGGTACGCCCCGCCGGATGAGAACGATACTGAAGGCTATATTCGAGCGGTGACACAGGCGTCCGGAACGTCTGGCCACACACTGCTGAAGGATCTGTCGCCAGACCAACGCGCGGCCTTTCTAGCGGCGCAACAGCGTCACGAAGGCTGGCGCCAAGGTGACGTTTACAACGAGGCAGGCATTCGGCTGCCTCCGTCCGAAATCCCGAATATCGTCGCGTCGGAGCTCGACACCTCGCCGTCGATCGGGCGTCGCGTCCAGCAGATGCTCGACAGCCTACCTCCGATCCCGCGCGACCGGATCGAAGGCACCGCAGCACGAACCCAAGCCACCTTCAACGCCCCGCGACCCATTGCCAAGCCGGGCAGCATCGCCGCCCAGCAGGCCGCCCGCGATGCGCCACCAGTGCCGGCGCCTGTTTCAGATGCTGCAATCGCACGGTCGCGCGCGGCGGATTTTTCCGGCCAGAAGCGCAGCCTGCCGATCATTGGGCGCACGGGCGAGAGCTCTCCGCGGGATCCCGTTGGAGCGATGCCCAGCGCGGCCGAGCTTCGCGCCTTCAACCGCCAGCCGAGCACGGCACCGAATGTGCCGAGCGGGGGGCTTGTGGGGCAAGACAGAGCAGGGCCGCCAAAGCCACCCGCGACACAGACGACGCGGCCCGCATCGTTCGCCGCCGACGATCGGGCTGGACCTGTCACCAGGAGCACGCCGACGGTGCAGCCGGCTGCCGATCTCGCTCTGACGCAGGAGCGGCCGGGGCTGACCCCTCGGCTGTCCGATTCAGGGCGCGTCATGAGCAACATGCCGGGCAGCAGCAGCTTTGTCGGAGCCGAGGCGGGGCCGCGTGCCGTGACACCGAAGTCCAGCCAGTCGCAGCCGACAGCTGCGCCTCTCGAGAGCAAATCGCGCCTTCTCCCCTCGATCGGGCCGAGTGGCCGCGAGCGCTTCGACGATCCCGGCAGCATGCCACGGCCAATTGAGTTGACCGCACTCCGTCAGCAGCAGCCGGGCCAATCTGGCATGGTCGGGCAGGAACGGGTTGCGCCGACCCAGAAGCCAGCAACGACGCCACCGGGCTCGATCACGCGCATCCAGGCGGAAGATCGCGCAACCATGGCTGGCAATAGCCAGATGACGCCAGGCGCCCGCCCGGAAGCGGCCGACTCGCTGGTAAAGCAGGCGGAGGACGCACGGCGCCAGCAGGAGCGTGATACAGCACGCCAGCAGCTGGTCTCCAATGGTATGTCCTATGCCGGCCAAGAACGAGCCGTCGGCATTACCAATCCCAAGCCCGCAACCAGCAACACGCCTCAGGGCAGCACGAAGCCGGGGAACACCAAGCCGACCAGCAGCAGCTCCGGCGCCGCTACAGGGTTGCAGCGCATGGACAGCGTCGGATCGATGCCGCAGCGCGATGAGTTCAACCAGGCCATGGGGTTGCCGTCCTCAACGCAGACTGGCGCGAAGCCGCAGGTTGGCAAGCCTCAGAGCAGCACGAAGCCGATTTCCCAGCGGGTCAACGACGTTCTCGATGCGACGCAGAAACCGGCCCAGGCTCAATCGCCGGCGGACGTTCCAAAATACATCACCACGACAGAGCGCGTGCCGATCACTCGGCCGGGCGGCCAGTCTCCGGTCAAGCCCAGCACGCAGTTCACTGACGGCAGCATTCCCTTGGGCGAGACGCGGCACATGTATGGCCGGGATTCGGTCGCTCAAGCCGAAGCGGGACGCTTGGCTGCGGAGCAGATGCAATTCAAAGTGGTGCAGCGTACCACGCTGAACCCGGAGTGGGTGGAGCAGCAGGCGCCCAAGCCGCAGAAGAAGACCGCGCAGCCAAGGCCCGTGGAAGCGCCGAAACCGCAGAAGCAAGATCCTGTCGAACGTGAACCCAATCTGCTCGAGCGCGCGCGCATGGCGGTCGGTCTGCCAGCCGGCGGGCTGGGGCAGGGGATCGGCGACGGGTTGCGTCAAGGGCTCGGCAACATGTTCGGCCTGACCCGCAGCTCGGGGCCGAAACCGCCTGTCGGCACGGTGCTCGGGACAGCTGCCAATGGCGGGCAGATGATCCAGGGGCACAACGGCGTCAAAAACTCGACGACGCAGAGCAGCCACCATTGGCTACGCATGACCGGCGAGGCCAGCGGTCCATCTAACGACGGGACGGCTCAATCGATCGCGAGCTGACGTCAGAGGGGGTGTGCCCCCGTTCCGTGGAGGGGATTTCATCAAGTTCTCTCTGAGATGATCGCCCGCGCCAGGAGAGCGGAGGGCGAGATGGGTGTGCGGATCGTCAGGTTCGAGGTCGATGGGCAGATCTGGGTGGAGATCCAAGGCAACGCCGTCGTGTGCCGTGATGCCGCCGAAGCGGATGCGCTTGTCGATACGGCCGAGGCCCGGATGGCGCCTTTCGAGAACATCGATAGAGATGTCTTCGGCGAGAAAGGCGTCGAAGCGGAAATGATGCTTTTTCTTGATGCTTACCGCGCCGGCAGATTGGCGCCTTAAGCGCCGCCGCCACACCGCATGCTGACCCGTTGCAAGCTGCCAAGAATTCGCATATGCATTGAGCAGCGCATGAACGTGCATCCCCTCATACAGGAGACGCACCGCCATGCCGGGCCCCACGCAGATCTCATTCGGCGACCCCAAAGCGATCCAGAAGTGGTCTGGCGCGCTATTTCTCGAAACCCAGAAGAAGTCCTACTTCGACCGAAAGTTCGTCGGCACGAGTGACAACCATGTCATTCAGCGCCTGAACGAGCTCGAGTCGGGTCCGGGCGACACGATCCAGTTCGACCTGTCGGTGCAGCTCAAGCAGAAGCCGACCTATGGCGACCAGCGCCTGCAGGGCAAGGAAGAGGGGCTCAAGTTCGCTTCGGACAAGATCGTGATCGACCAGATGCGCCACGGCGTGAGCGTCGGCGGCAAGATGACCCGCAAGCGCACCGCGCACGACCTGCGCACCGTGGGCAAGGATCGGCTAAGTGACTACTGGGCAAAATTTGTCGACGAAATGCATTTTGTATACCTGTCGGGCAGCCGGGGTATCAACGAAGATTTCACCGAAGACCTGACCTGGACCGGCCACGCGACCAACGCGATCGAAGCGCCCGACAGCGGCCACCTCCTCTATGGTGGTGTCGCAACGTCGAAGGCCAGCCTCGCCGCCTCGGACAAGATGAGCAAGGCCGTTGTCGAACGCGCCGAGCTCAAGGCCAAGACGATGCGGTCGACCGACCCGACCAAGTCGAACATGCTGCCGGTCCTGATCAAGGGCGAGCAGCACTATGTCTGCGTCATGAACGAGTTCCAGTCCTACGACCTGCGCCAGGAAGTGGGTGCGGGTGGCTGGCTGGACATCCAGAAGGCTGCGGCTGCTGCCGAAGGCCGCGACAACCCGATCTTCAAGGGCGGTCTGGGCATGATCAACTCGGTGGTGCTCCACGCCCACCAGAGCGGCATCCGCTTCAACGACTATGGTGCCGGCGCCAATGTCATGGCCGGCCGTGCTCTGCTGCTTGGCCGCCAGGCTGGCGTCATTGCCTACGGCTCGTCGGGTGGTCTGCGGTTCGACTGGACCGAAGAAACCAACGACCATGGCAACGAGCAGGTTGTCGCCTCCGGCGTCATCCTTGGCATCAAGAAGACCCGTTTCACCCCTCCCGGTGGCGAACCGTCCGACTTTGGCGTCCTGTCGATCGACACGGCCGCCAAGGATCCGAACGCTCTCTAAGCCGCGACGTAGCCGCTCGCGCCGCAAGGCGCGGGCCTCACCGTACTGGTCACTTCGGAGTTTCCAATGATCATTCAGAGCAGCGCCGCGAAGGGTATCGACAACATCCCGTTCCCGGCTTCCGCTGGCGAAGTCGTCGCCAAGCGCTATTCCATTGCCGTCACTGCTGCCATGCTGGTTGCGAACAACATCTTCGAGATCGCGCCGCTCCCCGCCGGCTGCGTGCCGCGCGAGTTCATCCTCGACACCGATGATCTCGATACCGGCACTGCGCTGACATTCGACGTCGGCCTGATGTCCGGCGAGTTCGGCGACCGCGACCAGGCGCGCACCTGCGACGACATCATTCTGGACGGCACCAATGTCGGCCAGGCCGGTGGCGTTGCCCGCCCAACCCTCAAGTCTGCCTACCGTATCGGCCAGTCGACGCAGAATCGCTCAATCGGCGTGAAGGTCGCGACGGCGCCAGCCGGCGCACAGGGCGGCACGATCGGGCTCACCGTGTTTTACGTGGCGGGATAAGCGGCACCCCGCCCACGTAGATCGGCGGCGCGCTGTACTCCTCCTCCCGCAGCAGTCGCCAACCAAGAGGGTGAGACGGTTAAGCCATTGGCCGTCTCACCCTTTTCACTTTCAACATGAAGGCTATCCGCTATGGCTCTGATTGAATGCAAACTTGGCCCGACTGAAACGAACGTTGGCGGCCAGGGCTATGTGTTTTCCTATGACGAGCTGCGGCGCGCCGTCAGCAAGGTCCATGACCTGGTGCACATCAAGTGCTTCCTCTCGGTGCAGCACTATCAAGAGGTGCCCACTGTTGCCGAGGTCCTCGCCGCGCGCGCTACTGCGCCGGCACCCGAGCTCAAGACATCGATCGAAACGCTACTCGGTTCGACGGTCCTTCCGGACGAAATCGTGTTCTCGCCAGCCCACAAGCTTACGCTGGGCTATCTCGTTTCGCACACCGTGGCGGAGTCGGGCCTCACGCCAGAAGAGTGGAACGGCTTGACGCAGGACGAGCGCGAACAGCGCCTCGACGCAACGGTGGACGCCATCCAGGCGCAGGTTGATCGCGAGATTGCGACCGAGGCGCAGAAGGCGGCTGATGCTCAGGCATTGAAGGACGCCGAGGCCGCTCGCATTGCCGAGGCTGCTGCGGCAGAGGCCGAAGCACAGCGCCTTGCTGAGGCAGAGGCAGCAGCAGCTGCCGCAGCCGAAGAAGCCGCGGCCGCCGAGCGTCTTGCCAAGTCCAAGGAAAAGGTCATCGACCCGATCGTCGACATTGCCGGTCTTGGTCCAGCAACAGCGGCCAAGCTCGCCGAGCTCGACATCACGAGCTTCTCGCAGATCGCCGCATGGGACGAACAGACCATTGCCATGCTCGACACCGATCTGGGCCTCAAGGGCGCCATCAAGCGTGGCGACTGGGTGGGCCAGGCGAAGGTGTTTCAGCAGCTCAAGGACGAGGCCGCAGCCGAGGCAGCTGCCAAAGCTGCCCAGCAGAACCAGGGGTAAGCCGCAATGGTGTCCGGCGTCGGCATTCTCAAACGGGCCGGCATCCTGCTCCAGGATGAAGATTACGTGCGCTGGACAATCCCAGAGCTCGTCGGCTGGGTAAACGATGGCGTCAAAGCCATTGTGCTGGCGAAGCCGTCCGCATCGTCAGAAACCCGCGTGCTGACATTGGAAAAGGGCACTTTGCAGCGCGTGGCGCAGGTCGAGAATGCTGCAACCGCACTTGCCCTTCTTTCGATCAAGCGAAACATCACCAGCAGCGCTCCCGCGCGCATTGGTGGGCGGTCAGTGACCGTCGTGTCGCACTCGGTTCTTGAAGCCAGTTCTCCAGACTGGCACGACCCGGTCAGAGGTCGCTTTTCCAAGGACGTCCGGCACTACACTTACGACGAGAACGTGCCGCTGGAGTTCTATGTCTATCCCGGTAACACCGGGGAGGGGATGGTTGAAGCGGCAGTCTCGACGGTGCCGGCCGATCTCGCAGCGAGCGGCGCACCCGACAGCATCGACAGCTATGCCGCTCCCATCGGCTTGCCCGAACCTTATTCGGGGCCTGTCCTCGACTATGTTCTGCACCGGGCGTTCTCCAAGGATGCGCTGGAAGGTGCACCGGGCCGCGCGCAGATGCACTACGCGGCCTTCGCCTCTGCGATCGGCCTCAAGATCCAAGTCGAGCGGGCGTCGAGCCCGAATGCTGCTCGCGGGGGTGCATAATGCGTCCGCTTGAAGATCTTCTGCCCCGGGTCCTTTCGATGGCCCCCAGCTGCCCCTCTCCGATTGCGGAGGGGTATATCCTCGAGGCGGCAATCGAGCTCGCGGGGAAGGCACTCTTCTGGCGCGAGACGGACAGCTTCGACATCTCCGCACCTGACTATGAGGTGCTGACACCATTTCCCGATGCAACGATCGTCAAGATCGAGGACGCGCGGTTCGATGGACGCAAGCTCGAGCCGATCGACCCCCAGCGCCTCGACGATGAATTGCCGGGCTGGCAGTCTGCGGACGCGCCGGAAGGTGCGCCTCAGTTCATCACCCAGCTCAGGCCCGGCACGGTTTCCGTGGCTCCTCGAACGCGAGGCAAGCTGACGCTGCGGTGTGTTCTGGTGCCGTCGATAGATGCTCGAACCCTGCCGGACTTTATGGTGACCGACCATGGAATCGATATCGGCAAGGGCGCAATTGCCCGGGTGCTGATGCATCCCAAGGGCGAATGGGCAAATCCCCAGGTCGGCGGTCTCTACCTGGCCGAGTTCCAGTCGATCCTTGTCCGTTCGCATCGCAAGGCTCTCAAGGGCCAGCAGAACGCTCCTCTCCGCACCAAACCGAGTTTCCTCTGATGCCCGCCAGCACAAGCGCCGCCCACGACATTCTCGACCTCTATTTGCGCGGTGTTGCTCCGGCTACGCCCACACGGGTGTGGATGGCTTTGCATACCGGAGATCCCGGGGCGGACGGCACGGCCAACGAAGTCAGTGCGGCGAACTGGCCGTCTTACGCGCGGCAGGATCCTGCGGCCGCCGCAGCGATCGCAACTGGTTTCAGCGCTGCTGCCGGCAAGGCCAGCTCAAACCTCAAGGAGATGCTGTTTCCGGAGAATGATGGCGCCGGAAATGTGACGATTACCCACGTCACCATCCGCACTCATCTGACCTCAACAACGGCTGCAACCTGCAAGCTGATCGGCACCCTGATCCAGCCAAAGACGGCGGAACCGGGGGATCAGCTCAAGTTCAAGATTGGCGAAGTGGATTGGTCGGTCGAGTGATGCTGGACAACGGCGTTTTCAACGGCGCGTGCATCAACCGGCTTCCCATCAACGGAAGCGGGATGATGCGCGAAGGCTCGGCAGCCGGCGAGATCACCGTTGCCGGCACAGCTGCCGCTGTTCGCTTGCGCCTTGGCGCAGCTGTCGGTGGTATCGCCGCAGCCGGGACCGCCTCGGCCGTGCGGCAGCGCCTCGCCTCAGTCGCGTCGGGGCTCGCCGTGGGCGGGGCTACCATGGCGCGCGCGCTTCGCCGCGGGATCAGCGCTGCCACCCTCGAAGTCGTCGGCACGGCAAAAGCCAATCGGGTGCATGCCAGTGGAGCCGCAGGCGAGGTTGCCATATCGGGCAGCGGGCTCGTGCGTGCATTCCGGAGCGGCGCCGCGCATGGCGTTGTTGCCGTCGCGGGCGAAGCCGTTGCTCGACGCATGAGACTGGCAAGCGCCACGTCCGTGGTCGCGATCCTGTCGGCAGTCAGCGCCCGGCGGATCGTCCATCCGAGCGCATTCGGCGCTATCGACATTATCGGCGAAGCCGTGGGGAGCTATGCCAAGCTCGAGCCGACGGAGTTCGAGCGTATTCTCGTCGTTGCGGCTGAGGATCGCGGGTTGACCGTGCGCGCCCACGACCGGGGCCTGGCTGTTTCTCCCGAAAGCCGAGGCGCTCTCGTAAGGCACGAGAACCGGAGGTTCGGCACATGAGCTCGATGCTCGGGGTCAAGACCAAACGACCGAACGACGTCCTCGATTACGACGTCGATATACAGCAAGCGTGGCTGGAGCCCGGCGACATCGTCGATACCGCTACTGCTGTGATCTCGGGCGGCACCGCCGAGATCAACAACACTGTGGTCAGCAATGGCGTGGTGCGGGTCTGGGTCGCCGGCGGCGCCGTCGGCGAGACCAACACCGTGACAATCACCCTGAACACGTCCCAAGGCCGCACCAAGGAAGTGGCCTTCCAACTTCGGATCGCAATGAGGTAGCCATGGCCGTACTGCTCAGAAACAATGCCACCTCTTTGCTCGCCGCAGACATTACCGCCGGCGCGACAGCCCTGACCATCAATGCCGACCAGGCAGGGCTCTTTCCCACGCCTGCCAATGGGGACTGGTTTCCTCTCACGCTGCTCGATGCGGCTGGGAATATGGAGATCGTGCGCGCCACTGCCCGCGCGGGCGCCACGATCACTGTGGTTCGCGCCCAGGAAGGCACGACCGCAAAGAGTTTCGGGGCCGGCTCTCGTGTCGATCTGCGGATGACAAGTGCCGTATTCTCGGCAGCTGTCGCCGATGCCGTCACCGATGCCGTTGCAAGCGCTGTTGGCAGCAAGGCCGAGGTGAACCTCAGCAATGTGAGCCAGGCAGATGCCCGAACAAAGGTAGGCAGTGGAACAATGGCTTACCGCAATGTCACAATCTCAACCTCCGATCCAACAGCCGGCGCAAACGGCGATTTCTGGGCGAAAGTGATCTGAAGATGCTTTCGGTGCGAGAAGCCGGGGTCTGGAAGGAAGTCGAAATGCTCTACGTTAAAGACGCTGGGGTTTGGAAAGAAGCTACTGCTCGCGGCGGACCGCGAGGCGCGATGGTCTGGACTACCCCCGGCACTTATACCTGGACCGTTCCTGAAGGCGTCACATCGATCTGTGCTGTGTGTGTCGGCGCGGGTGGTACTGGCGAGTCCCGTGCAAATATTGGCGGCAGTCCTCAAGGCGGGGGCGGCGGCGGGCTGGCTTGGGGCAACGATATACCTGTCACTCCTGGACAGGTACTGAATATCGTTGTTGGTGCTGCTGCGACTTCTGGACGATCTGGCAGCACCATACTCCACTTTGACTGGCTGATCGCAACTGGTGGCAATAAAGGCGGCTCCTTCGGCCCAGCTCCTCCAACCACTGACGGCACCGGCGGCACTTCGGGGGGCACCAAACGCCAGGGCGGTGGTAGCGGCGGAACGGGAGGTCACGTCACCTCTGGTGCAGGAGGCGGGGGTGGCGCCGGAGGCTATAGTGGTGATGGCGGCAGAGGTGGTGGTTTCCTGGGCGATTTTGCGCAGGGTCAGGGTGGAGGCGGTGCGGGTGGTCAGCATACCGTCAGCAACACCGCTGGCCAGTCTCGCGGCGGCGGCGGTGTTGGCATCTATGGTGAAGGTCAAAACGGCCTGATTTCAGGCGGTGGCGGATCAGGCGGACAAAACTCACCTTTGGCCGGCGGCGGAAATTTTGGTGGCGGCAGCGGATCCCGCAACAATAGCTCCGTCATAGTGCCAGGTGCGAGCGGCGCGATCCGCATTATCTGGGGCGAAGGTCGAGCTTTTCCCAGCACTGACACAGGATCAGATTGATGAACACGACCCTTTACGCTCTTGTCGAAAACGGAATTGTAACGCGCACGGGCTCTCGTCCAAAATGGAAGGATGAAAACGGCCAGCCGGTTTCTGATGCCGTGCTTCGTGCCGGCGGCTATCAGATCGACGACGAAGGGAAAGTGCTGTTTGATGCTGATGGCAATAAGCTGTTGGCGACAGATCGGCCTGGCTGGTTCCCGGTTCGGGAGCATCCTCAGTATGACGTTCACACTTCGCGCTTAGTCGTGTTTTCCGAATTGGCCCACTGGCCAGTGAATGTCGATGATGTAGGCCCGACGGCACAAGTCATAGCTTTGAGCCCCGAGGAACAGAAGCACGCGTTGCAAGGCGCGCAATCGAGAGCTATCGAGCGCATCAAATCGGTTGGTGCTCGTCTGATGTCTGAGGGTTTCGCCTACGACTTTGGGGGCGAGGTGGGCGTTCAGCATCTTCAGCTTCGAGATGCTGACGACAAGGCGAATTGGCTCACAGCCAAGGATAAGATGCGCGATGCCATCGCAGCGGGTTACGGCGACGCTCCTGTTGCCCCAATGCGGACGGCTGAAAACAACACCCCTCTGGTCACTCCCAACCAAGGGGTGGTCATCTTATCGGCTCTTTCCAATTGGGCGGAACAGATGTTTGCCACCTCCTGGGCCAAGCAAGACGCCATCCGGTCTGCCACTGATATCTCCACCTTCAAAGCCCTTGAGGCATCCATCGAGGAAGGCTGGCCGGTATGAGCCTGTTCACCGGTAGCGGCGCGGTTTACCCGTTTCAGGCGGCCGATACCGGAGAATGGTCCTGGGTGCTTGCAGAGGATCTCGCCTGGGAGGTTCGCGGGCCCGAGGCGACTTTCACAATCACCGTTCCAGCGTTCTTCCAGACCGATCTCGGTTCTGTTCCGCCACTTGCGCGATGGCTGATCAATCCTGCCGACCCCCAGCTCGCTAAGGCATTCGTGCTGCATGACTATATTCTGCAAGCCTTCGGCCCACAGAAGCAGCCCTTCGCTGCCTCCCAACTCTATGAGGCACTGCGTGCGCTCCGGGCCCAAAGGTGGAAGAGCAAGACCATCACGGCGGCAGTCGTGCTCGGTATCGACGACTGGTGAATCGGAGATCCAGCCATGGTGGTAATCAAGTTTGCGGGCTTCACCGGCGAGCAGCCGCGGATCATCCCGCGCCTGTTGCCCGATAGCGGCGCGCAGAGCGCAGTCGACGTGCGCCTGGATGATGGTGGCCTTACCCCCATGCGGCGCTCCAAACGCACGGCCAAGCTCGCGAGCAGCGGCCAGAAGACCATATTTCGGCATGGCTCTGCCTGGTTGAGCTGGCCGGGAATAGTCCATGCCGTGCCGGGTCCGGTGGCAACCGATCGCCTCTATTTCACCGGAGACGGCGCCCCCAAGATGCGGGTAGGCGAGAACACCTATCCCCTTGGCGTCCCGCACCCGACAGGTGCACTGACTGCCACTTTGGCAGGGACTGGCGCAGGCGATGTGCAGACACGCACCTATGTCTATACCTGGGTGACAGAATATGGTGAGGAATCCGAGCCGTCGCCGCCCGCGGCCTCGGTCGACTGGAAACCGGGAAACACCGTTACCTTGAGCGGGTTCGCGGCGCCCCCGGCGGGGCGTGGCATTATCAAGCAGCGGATCTATCGGACGCAAACAGGTCGAGCGGCCGGAACGTATCTCTACTTCATCGCCGAGCGAAATGCCACGGCCGCCAACTTCAACGACGCCATTCCGGTCGACGCCTTCAACGAGCCGTTGCGGACGGCCGATTGGAACGCGCCACCTGACAACCTTCAGGGGCTGATCACGGTGGCGAACGGGATAATGGCCGCTTTTGTGGGCAAGGACCTCTACTTCTGCGAGCCATTCCACCCCCATGCGTGGCCCGAGAAATACATCCTGACGATGGACTATGAGATCGTGGCGCTTGCGGCGACCCAGACCTCGATCATGGTTGTTACCAAAGGGACGCCTTACATCGTGGCAGGCGCGCATCCGGACAGCATGCAGCAGGTGAAGCTTGAAGCGAACCTGCCGTGCATCAATGCCCGCGGCTGCATCGATCTCGGCTTTGCCTTTTGCTATCCCAGCAAAGAAGGCCTCGTCGCGATCCGCGCCGATGGATCGGTGGGGCTCGTCAGCGGGGCACTCTTCAATACCGAGGAGTGGCAGAGGCTGTCACCTCAGACGATGGTGGCCGGTCAGATGTCCGGGCGCTATGTGGCGTTCTACGACACGATCGACGATGACGACTTCCGCCGTGCCGGCGCGCTCTTCATCGATGTCGGTCAGCAGCCCTTTTTGATCCGGTCGAGCGCTATCGCCAGCGCGACCTTCTATGACGTTGAAAAGAGCGAGCTGCATTATCTGGCGACCGGATCGACCGACATTGTCCAGTTGGACCCATTGGATGCGCCGAGGGCCAATATGTACTGGAAGAGCAAGCCTTTTGTCCTCGGAGCTCCAGATACGTTCGGTGCGATCCTGATCGACACCGATGTGCGGTTGTCCGGCAATGAAGAGGCGGAAGCCCAGGCCGAGCTCGATGCGGCCATTGCCGAAAATGAAGCGCGGATCGCAAACGGCACTCATAAAGGTCCGATAAACGCCAGCGTCTTGAACGATGTTCCTCTTGCAGGACATGAGCTCGTGCCGCTTCCAACATTTGAGCCCAGCCTTGTTATCGGCGTCTATGCCGATGGAAAGCGCGTCGCGTCCATCTCGGCCACTGGCCGGCCGGTACGCCTGCCCGCGGGCTTTCTGGCACGCACCTGGGAGATTGACGTGAGCGGCACCATCAAGGTGGCGCAGGTCGCGATCGGGCGCACCGTCGAGGAGCTGAGAGGGGTCGTATGAGCCATTTCCGTGATGCGCGTCTTGTTGAGGACCTCGAGCTGTTGGTGGGCTCACGCGCGCGGGGCAAATCGCGCGCGGCCGTGCGGATCGAGGACATCGAGGCCCTGCTACAAGTCCCGCGAAACCTCCGCTCTAAGAAGGCTGCTGGCGCGACAGTCGACCCGGCGGAGTTCAACGCCCTGGTTGATGATCTCACGGCTTTGTACGACATCATGCGATCTCTGGCGGACGCCCTGCAGGGTCGTGTCCGACCTTAGTGGTTTACCCAAAACGGCGCCTGAGATAGTTTGCCGATGAAGCGCATGGACGTGCTCCTTAAGAAGGAAGCGCGTCATGGCTGCAAGTCGAAGTGGGCGGGTGCTGGAGCCCAAAGTTAGTGTCGTACCGTCTCGCGAAGCACAGCAGTACGAAGTAGCCACCAGCTCACGTGTTCCGGTCATAGTCGAAGGCGGCGAGCCGCCGCGCGGGGTCAATTCCGGAGGCACCACCGGGGGCGATGCGAACGCGCCCAAGCCGCCCACGCTTGAAGAGCGGATCCTTTCCAACGCAGATAGCCAGTCCTCACTCGGCACGGACTGGCTGAACTTTGCCAAAGATCAGTGGAATCTGTCCTCTGGGCGGCAGGCGGAGCTCGACGAGCTCTACAAGAAGATGAGCGCCGAGCAGCTCGAGCTGACCAAACAGCAGCTCGAATACACGCGCGGCGTTACCAACAAGCAATCCGCCATGGCGGACGCGCAGCTGGCATTGGCGACCAAAGTCGCCAATCAGCAGATGCAGATCGCTGACTGGCAATTCCAGGTCGCGAAAGAAGACCGCGAGCGGTACAACACCAAGTTCAAGCCGATCGAGGATCAGTTCATTGCCGAGGCGAGCAATTATGCCTCGCCGGAACGGCTTGCACAGGTGGCCGCAGAAGCGAAAGCCGACGTGCTCACCGCTGCCGAGCAGAGCAAAGAAGCAGCCCGGCGCCAGTCTGCCGCGATGGGCATCAACCCAAACAGCGGTCGGTTTGCCGGTATCGAGCGCGCAGGCGAACTGGGTACAGCTCTCGCCTCCGCCGGCGCGCAGAACAATGCCCGAACCGCAGCGAAGGACAAGGGCCTGGCGCTCAAGGCCGACGTCGCCAATCTCGGGCGGGGGCTGGCGGCCACATCGGCCCAGGCGACCGCGCTTGGGCTCAATGCAGGCAGCGCCGCAACCAGCGGCACGACGGCTGCAACGGGCTTGGGCCTGCAAGCTGGCAACTCCGCCATCGGAAACATGAACTCTGCAATCGGGCTCGGTATCGACACCCGTTCGAGCATTCTTGGCGCCGGTCAGACCAACCAAAGCATGTTCAACAATTCGACCAGCATTGTGAACCCAGGCTTTGGCGGCGCGCTGACCGGACTGCAGGGGCAGGGCGCGACGCTCGGCAATTTCTACAACACCCAAGTCGGCATCCAGCAGCATAATCAGCAGCGATCAGACAACAACTTCAACGGCATCATGGGAGCGATCGGTACTGGCCTCGGTCTCTTCCTCTCGGACGAGAACGTCAAAGAGGACAAGCGCCCCATTCCCGAAGGCGAGGCCCTCGACAAAGTCATCGATCTGCCTGTCGAAAGCTGGCGCTACAAGGAAGGCGTCGCCGACGAGGGCGAGCATGTCGGCACCTATGCCCAGGACTTCCAGGAGGTCACAGGCAAGGGCGACGGCCACACCATTCCAGCCCAGGATGCGATCGGGCTCACCATGAAGGCTGTGCAGGACCTCAACAGCAAGGTCGATCGCTTGGCGAAAGCGGTCGGCATTGCGCCACCCGCCAAGAAGAAGCCCGCCCAGCTGCCGCTGGCCGCATAAGGAGACACGGAAATGTTCGGCATTGGCCTTGGTGGTTTCGTTGATGGGTTCACCCGCGGCATGGGCTTGCGCGAGGAGATGAAAGATCGCGAGCAGAACCGGCTTGACCGGGCGGAAGATCGGAAATGGCGAGCCGAAGATCGCGCCTTCCAGCAGGAGGAGCGGGCATTCGCTCGATCGGAGCGCCAACGCCAGTTGGGACAGCGCAACCGTATCGAAGCCATCCAGTCCGACGCGCGGCAGGAATTTGCCCAAGGCGTAGAGGCGGGCACCTATAAGGAAAGCGAGTTCGACAAGTTCTGGGTCGAATACGCCATGCCGCGCCTGCAGGGTGAATATATCATGCAGGGCGACATCGACTCGGCAAAGGCGCTGGCCGACTGGAGCACCAGCACGAATTCAACGCGCGGTCGAAACCTGTTTGCGACGGCTCTTGCGCACTACCAGTCCGGCAACCACGCCAAGGCGCTCGAGATTGCCAGCGAGGCCGCCAACCTGCCTGGATATGGCCCTGGCATGGATTTCCGCGTTGAGGAGCTCACCACCAAGAAGGGCGACCATGTCGGATGGGCGGCCGTCTACACCGATGCCGATGGGAATGAGTTCCAGCAGGAGATGGACGACGAGGACGTCGGCACCTTCATCTCCGGACTTCTCAACCCGCAGGCTACTTTCGAGGCGGAGCGGGCCGCCGCCGCGAAGGCAGCCGAACGGCAGACGGAGCTCGAGACATACGAGTCCAAAAAGGAAATCGACCAGCGCTACAGCACCACGAATGACAGGAGCCGGGCGGATGCTATCAAGGCACTGCGGGATCAGTACAAGCCGGACCCGTTCGACGATAGCAAGGTCAGTTTCGACGCTATGCCGCGCGAGGAGCAGGAACGGCTGATCGCGCAAGAGCTCAGCTTGCAGCAGGGCGGCTCAAGCCAAATGGCGCCCACCCCTCGCGTCATTGTCGACAACCAGACAGGCCAGCGGGTTCAGCCATCCAGCGCAAGCTCCGGACAACCTGCACCGGGTCTGGGACAGAGCCCGAAGCCGAGCCAGACGGAGAACCCGGCCGTTGGCATCTCGCCGCGTCCGAATGCGGTGATCAATGGTGTCGAGGATCCGAGCTTGCCGGCCCCGCCAAGTGCTGCCGAGGCGGTCGATATGGCCGCGCGCGAGATGGTCAATGGTGGCGACCCGCAAGCAATTGCTCGCCAGCTGCAGGCAATGGGCGTGCCCCAAAGCAAGTGGCCTGAAAGCGTGACCCGCCCGTTGACGCAATCGGGCCGCTGACAGTCTCCTCAATAGCCCGTATAAGCATGGCGTTCGCCGCGCATGGACGTGCAGCATACTCTTACGGGAGCACTGCACGTCATGGCTATTGTCGTAAAATCGGGTCACAAATTTTCCGACCCGATGGGTCTCTACCGCAACCGCCAGAACCCGCTGGACGCTAGGGTCAATGGCGTAGATCCCGCGGATGCGATTACGCCCATCAGCGCAACTGCGCCGGGCGAAGATCCCGCCATTCAGGCCGAGCGCCTGGCGGTCGAGCAGGCGAACAGCGAAACCAAATCCACCCTCAAAAGGCTCAATGCCGCCGAGCCGGGCCGGTATGAGGCCGTGGACGAACCGAACCTGACCGCATGGCAGGAAGAGTGGCAGGCACGCCAGCCCGGTTGGCTTGAAGACACCGCGCGAATCTTCGGCGGTTCCGTCGCCAAGGGCACCGGATCCATCGTCTCGGGTCTCGGCAACGCGATCACCGCGCTCGGCAATGCGACCACGACGCGCGCAATAAACTCAATTTTCGGAACAGAGTACGGTCAGGCCAACCCGCTCGGCGCGCCAGCTGACTGGATCAACAATCTTGGTGAAAAGACACAGGAGGGTGTGTCCTACGCCACGCGCGAAGCAATCGCCAACTCTACGCCTGAAGGCGACCTTTTGGATCCGTCCACCTGGAGCCTGGGCAAGGCACCCAGTCTGCCGGGGTACGCAGCTCTGACGCTCGACGTTTTCGGGCAGATGACGCCGGTTATCGCGGCGGCCGTGGTGGCCGGCCCCGCCGGTGGCGCCGTGATCGGCGGCTTGCAGGGAGGTGGCGCAGCAGGCCAGCAAGCCGAGGCCATCATCGACCAAATGGCGGAAGAGCCGGGCCTGCTCGAGAAGGAGTCGGCGTTCTATCGCGAGCAGATCGCGGCCGGCCGATCACACGAGGAGGCACTCGCCGCCACCAAGGCAGCTGCGGCACAATCCGCCTTCCTCATGACCGCTCCGATTTCCGGCCTCGGCGGCTTTGCCACCAGCAAGATACTCGACCCGGCCACGGCCGTGTTGCAGGGCAAGAACATCGTTGCGCGCATTCTTGGCCGTGCGGGCTTGTCCGCTGTCGAAGAAGGCGTGCAGGAAGCCGCAGAAACCGTCGCCACCAATGCCGGTGTGAATGTCGGCGCCGGCACGAATCTCAACCTGACGGACGGGACATTCGGTGACTTCCTGCTGGGCGCTCTGGCGGGCAGCGGGCCGGGTGCTGTGGCCGGGGCATTTTCCAAGGGATCTGCCGATACCGGTGACGAAAGCGCCGCTCCAGTTGCCGGAATGGCCGAGGCGGTTGCGCAAAGTCCTGATCAGGTTGCGCCTGCGGCCGAGATGGCTGCGCCACCCGCCCAGACCCAGCCGCCCGGTGGCGTGCTCACCCGTGCGCGTCAGCATGGAGCCGAGCAGGCGCCTGCGACGGGCGCCGGCGAAACTCTGCTGGTCAACGACCCAGCATTGCCGGGGCAGGGCGCCGGACCATTGCACGGTCAGGCGGTGCAGGTGGCGCCAAATCAGACTGGCACTGACCCCGACTGGCTGCGAGTCCTGCTCGATGACGGCAGCGAACAAGACGTGCCCAAGCGCCTCCTGCAAGGCACTGACGGCACGCCCTTGCGCCCAGACCCTCAGGCGACCGCAGCGCCGATCGCGGTTGCCCGCGACGAGCCGGGACTGCCCAGCGCCGGTCAGCGCGTGATCGTCGAAGCCGAAGGCCTCGCTCCCTTCAATGGACAGGTCGAGCAGTTCATCACCAACGAGGACGGCAGCGTTGAAGCTATCGTCATCGACGATGATGGCGAGGTGCTGCAGGTGCCCCGGGAAGCGGTGCGCTCGCTCAACCTTTCATCGCACGAGGTGGAGGCCATGGAGATGGCCGATAATCCACCTCCGCCTATGCCGAATATGCCAGAGGCCGGCGGTCGCAATCGACAACTGCCGAACGAGCAGGGTCAGGTCAGCACAGTCGTCTTCCCCGATGACACCCACGCCGCTCTATATGACTTCGGCGCGCAAACGGCACAAACACGGCGCCTCGATCGGGCAACGGGGGAAAGCGCGCTGGCGCGCGCCCAGGCACCGCTCGATATGGCACGGGTCCAGCCCATTGCTGATGCTCTTGGGGTTCGACCCGAGGACATTGCTGAAATCGCCGACGACTATCGCTACCGTGTGCAGCGGGCCGCGCGCAACGCGACCGCCGGCGGCACGACGCAGATGCACGGCCTCAATCCCGAGCGGATGAAGGCATGGCGGGCGGCGCGCTCCGAGGTGCCGGCGGTAGAGGGTGCGGTTGAGGAAAGCGAAGCAGCGGCACCAATCTCGGACGATGCAACCTGGTGGAGCGAACTGGGCCCCGGCGCACGGAAGGCTGCTCTTGCCTCGGCCGGAGTGAAACGCACCGAACGGGTGGAGTGGGAGAAGTTCACCAAAAACATCCAGCGCAAGCTTGCTGGCGTGAGGGTGGAGATGGATGGGCTCGATCGGGCGCGAGCCGCATCCCAGGCTTTGGATGCTGACGCCGCGACGCTGGCCAGCACTGCTGAAATCGCGCCATTGGACGTTGCTTCCGATAACAGCCAGACTGCTGAGTTCTCGTCGGAGATGCCTCCTGCTTCTGAAGAACAGGAGACATCGGGCGTCACCCTAGATGTCGCTGCGCAAGAGGCTGCAACATCGCCTGCCAATGAGCGCCCCGAACCCTCGCAGGCGCAGAAGGAGGCAGGCAACTACAAGCTGGGTCACGCTCGGGTCGGCGGCCTCGACCTCTCGATCGAGAACCCTGCCGGATCTGAGCGCAAGGGTGTCGACAAGGACGGCAAGGCCTGGTCGGTCGAGATGAAGAGCCACTACGGCTACATCAAAGGCACTGTGGGGAGGGACAAAGACCACATCGACATCTTCGTGAAGCCAGGCACAGAAGCACTTGATGCAGATGCTCCGGTCTTTGTGGTCGACCAGGTCGACGAAAAGGGACGCTTCGACGAGCACAAGGTCATGCTCGGCTTCCGCGATTTCGATGAGGCGCGAGCGGCTTACCTAGAGAACTATACCACGGGCTGGGAGGGCCTTGGCGGGCTCGGCACGACTGATCTTCGGGAGTTCAAGCGCTGGCTGAAAGAAGGCGAGACAGCCAAGCCCTTTGGTACACTGGCAACAACCACGGTGCCGGAAACTACAGTCGCCACCACCTCGGCAACGGATGATGGTACGCGCAGCGAGGTCGATGGGATCGAGGCCGCGCTGTCGCTTGCCAACACCTTTGCCGACCCACTCGATGTGGCGCAACGGTGGATCGGAGATGCCGAGAAGACCGAGGCAGAGCTTGATACACTTCGGACATCGGCGCGTCGCGTCGAACGTTCGATCTATGCCAAGCACAATGTCCGCAACGCTTCGGAGGCAGAAGACGCGCAGCTGACCGAAAAGGAGCAGCAGTTCCTCTTCTACGGCGAAGGCCCCACCGATCGCGAAACCCTCAATGCGATTGGTGACATGATCGAGCCCATCGGCGATGCGCGCGATGCACGTGCTGAACTTGCCAGAGCGATTGCTAAACTGCCGGACCAAGCCGACTACGAGGGCATGGGGATTGACGGCAAGATCAGTGTGGGCCGTCTCCTCGTACTAGGGTCGGAGATACAGCGCCTCGGCCTAGATGCTGAAGCGACGCTGATGGAAGCCACCCAGAGCGTTGCCGATCGCTACCGGGACGCGGACGACGCTGAATTCATGGTTCGAAGCGCGCTCGAGCGGCTACGTCCATTCATCAGCATGAACAGAGAACCCGCTCCCGCGGCCAATGCTGCGAAGCGTCTTGAAGTGGCGCAGGAGACGCTTGCCGCGGCGGAAGCGACTGATGCCGGCAAGCCTGGGCCTGACTTTGCTACCTTCCGAGCGGCGTTGCCGCTTGACGAAAGTGGTGACCCAGACCTTGACGGCGCCGGGCGCCGAATCCTCGACGATGTAGGTGGGCAAGGCATTGCTTGGGCTCGGCTAAGCGACAGCCAGAAGCGCAAAGCTCTCGGCGTTGCGCAGTCGGAAAGTCGCAGAAACTCACGTGAAGGGGTGGAGCCGGTTGCAGTGATCACCGGCAACGAACTCGGCGTGGAGTTCAAAGGGCCGGATAATATGCCCGCGCTCCGCCGAGCGGCTGCGAAGTGGTACGATGACAATCTGATTGGCACCACGGCTACCATGCAGGACGGAACCGTCGTCCACTTCAACAAGCGCGGTCGGAAAGAGAGCACGCAGGGCCGCAAGGGCGACCTCCTGTTACGATCGGTGCCTGCAATTCGGGACATCATCGAAAAAGGTGAGGTGGTGCTCCGTGAGCCCGGAGACCGGGAACGCGTACAAGAGCGTCTCGTGATCCGCGCGCCGGTTCAGCTGCTTGGACGCGTGCGATCGCTGGTGGTCAGCGTGCACCGAATGGCCGACGGCAGCTTTCAATACGACTTCAACACGGATCGGGAAGACGGGGGCCCGGGGGCCAGTGTACCCGGCGGGCAGGCGAGGCAAAGCCTCGCGGAGGTCGGCTTGGAAAGCGCCCCCGTGGATATGAATATAGGCTTCTGGCGTCCCGCGCGCAAGCAACAGGGGACGACTGAGGCTGTCCGCAGTCAGCTGCGGGACAGCGCGCTTGGGCACCTCGTCGATGCTCTTGAGCAGACCGATCGACTGCGCATCGTCACCAGTGCCGATATAGATTCCGGTGGCGAGGGCGTGCAGGGTTGGACCGATCCAGATGGCACAATCACGCTTGTAGCCGATCAGATCGACAGCGACCCTGCGGCGGTCCTGCTGCACGAGGCATTTCACTCGGGCGCTCACGATCTGCTGGGAAGCACCCAGTGGCGCCAGCTGATGATGCGTCTCGCCGGCCTCTATCGGCAGTTCGAGCAGTCGAAGGGTAGGGCACGCGATTTCTTCGACGCAGCGCGGGCGCGGGTGGAATCCGCTGAGGCAGCAGGCGACAGGCTGACGGAAGGTCTGCGTGTCGAGGAGTTCGCCGCCTATGCGATCGAGGAGCATGCCTCCGCGCCGGCGGCCCTTTCAAAATGGGTGGACGAGGTTATCGGTGCCATTAAGGCTTGGGTGCTGAAGCGTTTCGGCCGCCAGGTGGGCGCGATCACGCCGGCCCAGCTGCAGGCTATTGCCAAGTACGCGCTGCAGGACGGCCTGAGTATCGGCGAGGGACCGTTAGCGGGTATGGCGTCTCGCCGGAAGTCGATAGCCGCGCGCACAGGCCTTTCAGCGCCACAACTCGATAAAACGGCGATCACTGACTACCTCGCGGGAAAGCTCACCGACCTGAAGCCTGCGATGTTGGCCGCCATTCCGCTCAACTACTTCACCGAGCTCAAGCGGCCGGGGATGGTGGCGGTGGACCACTACCTCAAGGTCAAGCGCCAGATGGACGCTTACCGGGGAGAGAAGCATGCGTCCGTCGATGCCGTGGCGCAGCAGTGGCAGAAATATGCGGGGCTGGGTTTTGGTGGCGGCAAGATCGAAGGAAAGACGAGGGCGGCCGCGCTCGCCGACCTCATGCACGAGGCGACGCTGCGCGGGATCGACCCGAGCCAGACGGATGAAGACACAAAGGCAAAGCCGGGCTACCAGCAGCTTCGCGAGCGTTTTCTTGCCATTCCGCCAGCGGGTAGGGCGCTCTTTGAGAAAGTCCGCGACACCTATCGCGAGCAGGCTGACGAGCTGGACGCGATCCTCCTCGACAATGTCCGCAAAACCCAAGAAGTGGCATTCCGTCGCGCAGAGGACAAATATCGCGAAAAGCTTGAAGAGATCAAAGCCAGCGACCTGAAAGGCCTAGATAAATCGAAGGCGGAGAAGGATGCGCAGGACGTCTATCAGGGAGAGATGCGCCGCGCGACTTACAACATGAAGGCCCGCATGACCAAGCTGCGCCTGGCCTTCGAAGCCAGCCGAGTGCCGGCACCATATTTCCCCTTGGCGCGCTTCGGGCAGTATTTTGTCACTGTGCGCGATGTTGATGGCACGGTGGTCAGTTTCTCGAAGCGAGAGACGGATGCTGAACGCCGCCAGCTCGAGCGCTCCATGAAGCAGGCTTATCCCAACCTGCGGGTTGAGAGCGGCCTGATGGCAGAGAAGAGCAGCGGACGCGACCGCATGGACCCGCGCATCGTCGCCGAGATTGAAAGCCTCCTCGGAGATGCCGACGTAGACGCTTCCGTTATGGATGCCATTTGGCAGCGATACCTCGAGAGCATGCCCGACCTCAGCGCTCGCAAGCGCTTCATCCACCGTAAGGGTATTGCCGGTTTCGACGGGGATGCACTGCGGACCTTTGCCAGCAATCAGTTTCATGCCGCCCACCAGATGGCGCGGCTCAAGTTCGGTATCGACCTGCAGGAGTTGAGCGACCAGGCGGTCGACCAAGCCAAGGAGGCTGATGATCCGATCCGCGGCATGCAGCTGGCAAATGAACTGTCGAAGCGCCATGCATGGGTGATGAACCCCACCGGTAGCCAGGCTGTTCAGGCGGTGACCTCAACCATGTTCACCTGGTATCTCGCCGCATCGCCGGCGGCCGCTATCGTCAATATGGCTCAAACTCCGATGATCGCCATACCCGTGCTGGGCGCCCGTATGGGAGGCGTGGGTAAGGCAACGGCGGCTATTGCCAAGGCATCGGCTGACGTCATCAGGGGCAAGGGCTCCGCGCGAAATGCAAACCTGACCGCCGAAGAGATGAAGGCCATGGAGGCCTTCTACGAAAGCGGCATGATTGACCGAACGCAGGCTCATGATCTCGCCGGCGTTGGCGAAGTAGGGCTGGCCTATTCACCCCTCCGACACAAGATCATGGCGGTCATCTCCTGGGCATACCACAATGTTGAGGTGTGGAACCGCGAAGTGACGGCCCTGGCCGCCTACCGCCTTGCGCGGGAGCAGGGACATCATCAGGGCAAAGCGATCGACATCGCTCATGATCTGACTTGGCAGTCACATTTCGACTATTCCAATGCCAGCCGCCCGCGCGTCATGCAGGGCGATGTGCAGAAAATCGCCTTCGTCTTCATGTCGCACCAGGTGAACATGTGGTACCGGCTCTTCCGCGACATACACCAGGCCGTGAAAGGCGAAAGCCCGCAGGCCCGCAAAGAAGCTCGGTACCAGCTGGCCGGTATCATGGGCATGACGACGCTCTTCGCCGGCACGACCGGACTCTTCGGCTACAATGTGCTCATGGCGCTGGCAGGGCTCGCCTTTGATGATGACGATGATCCGCGCAGCTTTAAGGAGGAGATGGAGGGTCACATCATCGATCTCCTCGGCAAGGATCTTGGCGGGATCGTACTGAAGGGTGCCCCGGGCCATCTCACCGGCGTGGACCTGACCAGCCGTCTCGGTATGCCGGACTTCTTCGTCCGCGCGCCAAATAGCGGCGCGGAGGGCAAGGACTGGTTCCAGGACCTTCTGGTCAACGCCTTCGGTGTTGTGCCGGCCACCTTCCTCAGCACCGTGGACGGGGCGGGTCTGGTTATGGAGGGCAAGGTTGCGCGAGGTCTTGAGGTAATGGCGCCCAAGGCAGTGAAGGACGCGATGCAGGCCTGGCGCTACTGGAACGAGGGCGTGCTGAGCCGCCGCGGCGACGTCGTGCTGGCGAAGGATGGCGAGACGGTGCTCGACGGCTTCATTGAGCTGATTGGTTTCACCCCGGCGCGTGTCTCCGAAACGTATGAGCGCATGGGCACGCTGAAGGATGCGGAGCGGCATGTGCTCGACGAACGGCGCGAGCTGATGAACCGGTTTGCGCTGGCAATAGCAACTGGAGACCCTGACGCCCGAAAGGCTGCGATGGAGGCCATCAGGAACTGGAATCGCAAGCCTTATGCGCGAGCTGTGCCGATCACGTCAGACAGCCTGACGCAGTCGCTGCGGTCGCGAGCACGGACGGCAGCAAAGCGAGAGGACGGGGTTTTGATCACCGATCCGGAGCTGTCGCGGTGGCTGAGGGCGATGTTGCCGGAGCGGGTATACTAGCGGTGTCCCGCTGGATCAGGTTGTGGACGTCAACGGCCATTTGCGTGAGGATTGGTTCCAGAGACTGAACCTTCCCCTTCATGTCTTCGTGCCGCACCCCTTCTTCCGTCACGCCATTGCGATGCGTGCAATCATGCCGAATGGCTACGGCTGCAAAGAGTTGGGCGCGGGTTTGCGAATCCTGCGGCAGCAATCCTCGCCCGAACGTCACTCGGAAGATCGCCTCGATCTTTTGGAAGTTGTGGTAGAGCAACTTCCGGAGATAAACCCGTACGCGCTGCTTCACCAGCTCCGGGCCCACGAGCACATCAGCCAGCGAAACCTGGACTGTCCTCAGTTCATCGATGCCATTGAGCATTTTCAGCAAGACAACATCATCTTCCATGGCGGCTCTAATCAGGCTGTCCGCCAGATAGGCCTCGATCGCGGAAAAATGTTGAACGAAAATCATCCGGTAAAGCGCGTCGCCGACCACCGTGGTGCCTGCGGCCATGATTGCGTCGAGCTCTCGACGAGCTTGCATGTAAACATCAATAGGGCTGTCAGGTGGGTCGTAGTTGTCGACCTCATCGTCTGGCCAATCCACCACTTCATAATGCGCGTCTACTGGCACCTTGGGATGACCAATTAGCTCAGCGAAGGCTCCGGTCGTGCGCGAGTAGACTTGGACCTCAAGGTCGTTATGGCAACTCGAACAGCTTAGATAGTGGTCGTCGATGTTCTCGGATTCGCCATCCGTTTCCGCGGTATAGTCGGGTAGTGGTCCATCAAAATATTCCCCGACAGCGCTGCCGCAGTTAGGACAGCGGAAGCTAATTGCGACATAGGTGCGATACATTGTGTTTCTCCTCTTGCCGCTAGAGACTCATCTCTCGCACTGGCTGGATAGTTGGTGCTGCGAAGCTATGTCTCTACACCGGTCCAGGCGACGATTTCCTCAAGACGTGCTGTGCACATCTTTATCGAGATCAAAGATCGCGCGGCTATTTTGAAGAAGCCAGCGGTGGCGTTTCCCAGCGCTATTATACCACTCTCCATACATCGCTTCTGACTTCAAGTGTGTCGTCAGACCCAGATTTTCTAGCATCTTACGGACCTCCTGCGGCGAAGGGAAGTTTGCGGAACCAGGCCGAATTTGGCGCTTCAGCGCATTGACAGTTGCAAGCGGCTCCGGCGCCGCGGGGGCTCGAAATGCGGCCAAGAGGGAGGAGGGGGTGCTGATCAGTGATCCCGAATTGTCGCGGTGGCTGCGGAGCATGCTACCGGCTAGGATGTACTAATCTGTAGTTCTGCGGGGAGGGTAAATTATGAGCGAGGAATCGGGGAATTCTAAGTCGCTTATCAGTTTCAACGATGTTTTCGGCCTAGGCAAAGTTGCTAGTTCGCCAGCAGCTGCTGAAGTGGTGAAAGGAATTACGGCGGGCATTTATGCGCTGTATGAGCCAGCGCACCAGTATCTCCTGACGCGAACGGTTGGGGCGGCGAAACGAGCCGTGGCAGTTAAGGACGCCGAAGCCGCTTCCAAGATCGCCAGTCTCTATCGAAATAATCCAGAGATCGCCGAGGCCACTCAGGCGAGGATTTTAGGACTTGAGTTCGTTCGCACCGAGCGCATTGCGGAGGCCGCTGCGCGAGCAACTCATTATGCCAATGCTGTTGACGATGAGCAGGACGTGCACCCTATACATCCTGATTATGCGATCGAGTGGATGGAGAGCGTAAAGGATGTGTCCGACGATGCCTTGGTCGACATCTTTGCTAAGCTGCTCGCAAACGCGACACAGCAGAAGTCTGGTCGAGTACCTAAGCCTGTTCAGGATCTCGTACGACGAATGGATGCCACCGGCGCAAACCTCTTTGTGCACGTGATGCGGTGCGCCACGGTAGTTCGTCCAGCACCCTTTGCAGCTGTAATAGCAAGTGCAGGCGTTGATGATGTCGAATCGCAACTTGGTCTGCTTCGAGATATTGGTGCGATCGAATTCGCGGCGAGCATGAATTTTAGGCTGCCCTTCCTGAATGCGGATGTAAGCCGCGCTATGAGCCCGGACTACCAACTCCCCCCCTCAACGATCCAGTTGACGGAGACAGGGAGGCTTTTGCACAACTACCTTATGCCAACAACCACTGGGGTGGGTGATACCAGCTTGCTGTTTGAAACTCCGGATCTCTGGTTCTCCACCGATGGCGTTTTTGAACTGAGGTTTGACGGTTTCTCAATCCCAGTGCTTCCGAAGACTGAACCCATGCGGAAGCCGCTATTTGATGATCTTCCAGTCCAAAGTGACCATCGCTTGTTTCCACTCCTGTCGGTGTGGCAGCAGGAAGGGAGACTGGGGCAGCCAACGAAAACACAGCCGTCTTCGTGATGGAACTAAACGGCCCCTTCCTACTTTAGCGCAATCGGGCTATGTTCGCTGAAAGCGCATGAACGTGCTGTTCCACAAGGACAGTGTTCATGGCCCGACTTCCACAAATAGCGAAGCCCGAGTTGGCTGCCGATTGGCAGGCAGTGCTTCGGCACGCGTGGAGCATCCGCCTTATGGCGGTGGCCGCATTGCTCTCGTTCCTCGAGGTGGTGTTGCCCCTGATCGGCGGCCATCTTCCTTTTCCCCCTGTGGTGACAGCACTGCTCATCGGCCTTGCAACGGCCGGCGCCTTTGTCGCGCGCCTTGTGGCGCAGAAGGACCTCAAGGGAGATCGAGATGAGTAAGACCTGGAAGCGCGGGGCGATGGCCCTGGCGCTGGTTGTTTCGTTTGTCGGCGGCTGGGAAGGCATGCGCACCACGGCCTATCGCGACATCGTTGGCGTTCCGACCATCTGCTTTGGGGAAACCCGCGGCGTAAAGATGGGCGATACCGCTACCGTCGAAGAGTGCAAGACCATGCTGGGCGACGGCATTGTCGAGTTCGCAGCAGCGGTGGACAAGTGCCTGACTGTCGAGGATCGGCTGCCCCACAAGACCTATGCGGCCTTCGTGTCTCTCTCCTACAATATCGGCACAGGCGCCTTCTGCCGCAGCACTCTCGTTCGCAAGGCGAACCTGGGTGACTTCCTCGGCGCCTGCGACCAGCTCCTGGTCTGGAATCGCGCCGGCGGCAAGGTGGTGCAGGGCCTCGTCAATCGTCGCAAGGCGGAGCACGCAATGTGTCTCGAGGGGCTAGCAGGTAAATGATCGGCCTCCTCGCCCGTATTGCTCCCGGCACCGTCCTAGCCCTTGGCCTTGTCCTCGGCGCCGTGCCGGCCGGAACGGGCGGGTGGCTCCTGCGCGGTGTCATGTTCGACTGGTTCGAGCGGCCCGCCATCATCCGGACGCAGCAAGAGCTGTGCACAGGTCAGGTGCAATCCGCAGCCGCGGAAGCTCGTGCAGACGAGCAGCTGCGTCTGTTCCGTGCCAGCGAGCGTGCCACTGAAAGTTTCATTCGCGAAAGCCAGCGCATCGAGCAGGACCGCCAGGCGGCCCTCGACATTCTGCAGCAGGAGGTTGACCGCTATGCAGCGGAACTGGTCGAAAAAGATCGGGTTTGCGGCCTCGATGCTCGCGATCTTGAGTTTCTCGGGGTGCTCCCCAAGCCAGCAGGCACGCCAAGCGGCGGCCGCTGATCTCGGGCGAACCTCGGCAAAGATCATTCTGCCCGTGTGGCCCGGCGAGTGCCGTCAGCAGATCCCGCATGCGTCAGCGGGGCTCGGCGACTCGCCAGTGGTGGTTTTGCGGCGCGAACGCGCCCAGCTCGACCAGGCCAACGGGCGGATCGCGCTTTGCGCAACGCACTACGACACCATCAAGCGCGGCATCGAAGAAGGTCCGTGACGCATGAGCACCCAAGAGGCGGCTTCAATGGACTTATCGATCTGGGCGGCGAAATTCTTCGGCGCCGTCGTCGGCGTGCTGATCAGCATGGTGATGGTGGCACCCAAGAGCACGGCCAACGGGCTCTACCGAATCCTCTTGGCCCCGGTGGCCGGCGTGATCTTTGCGCCAGGCGTGCAGGGCATCTTCTGGTTCCTGCAAGGCTCAACGCTTGAGCACTATATGGCGGCAAGCTGCTTTGCCGGCTTCTCGGCCTGGTTTGTGCTGGAATTTACGGCTCGCATGCTGTCCAGCGATGAATGGCTGACACGGCTGCTGGAAGAGGTCCTTCGCCTCAAGGGCAAGGGACCAACGGACAAAGCGCCGCCCTCTGCATAGTAGATCAGCCGCGACCGACCCCCAAGATGTCGCGGCTTGTTCTGTTTCTGTTCTCGTCGTAGGACTCCGGCCCTCGTGCAGATCGAGGCGCACCATGAGCATGACACCCAGCCGCCGGACCATCGAGGCAATGACGCTCGGTGGCATGGCAACAGATAACCGAACCATCATCGTCAAGTGCGGCAGCTGCCGGCGGACGCGGATATTTCTAACCGCCGACCTGGTGAAGGTTTACGGGGAAAGTCAAAGCCCGCACACGCTGTTTCGGGATTGCTCGATATGCGGGCGGCCGACACGCAAGGGCTTCGGCTTCCCCAACAGGGGTGACAGGATTTGTCGCCCCTCGGTCAAGAAGGTCTGGAAGTGGCATGAGGAGGCTTACGAGCCTGTCAGGTCAGGACCCGATCTAGATAAACCCGATTCTTGAACGGCTCGTGTGTGTCGATCCAGCCGAGCGGCTTGGCATTCGTGCCGAGCACGATGGCCCAGGAGCCCTCATGGGTTTCGAGCTCGGCCGGCTCCATGTCCTCCACGCCGGATGGGGCAGTGTCCATCGGGTGCAGCTCGAAAGTGAATTGCGGACGTGGTGGGTGGCGAGCTTCCTCGGCCATCATGTCGAGCGCTTCCTTGGTCCAGTATTCCCAGACCGCTCCCAGTCCTCCGCACTCGCTGCAGCCGATACCGATGTAGCATTTGAGAACGTCGCTATAGGCGTAGTGCCCGGTCTCGTAGCCTTCGTTGGTCTCGTGGCATCCGGTACAGGGCTGCCAGACGCCGCAGGCCTCGTTGGCGGCCGCTTCGCGCAGCTGCTCGGTGATTTGCGTGCGCTGGTATTGCCATGCGGTCTTGTCAGGCATGCTTACCCTCCTCAATGGAGAGGGAGAGGGCTGCAAAGGCCTCCTGAGGCGTGCTCCCGGTGGCGATAACGTCCCATTCCCGATCATTGATGCCGCCGGTTTCGCGCCAGATCACCCACTTGCCATGGGTCGGCAAATCGTCGTCGTCTCCATAGACCTTTTCGTGAAAACCGAGACTGTGATTGGTGTGCTTAGCGAACACTTCAAGGCCCTCCACCACCGGTGTGGAAGAGCGTGAGGGGTGGGATAGGGCGAAGTCGATCAGACGACCGACCTCTCGCACCGTCACCGTGACGCCGTAGCCCATGGCAAGATTCCCATACGCATAATCACCCAAGACATAGCCAGCGAGCATTAGGTGTTCGGCAGATAGGCGCTCGTTATGGGATGCTTCCCAATCGGGCAGCTTCACCATCTTTCCTGCCCACGCCGCCGGCTCTGCCGCTACGGGTTCCAAGGCTGAAAGGGCGGCAGCGACGAGCTCGCGAGCGTCAGTGTCATCCAGATGAAAATCTAACTCATCGGCTTTCATCATGGCCGCTTGGACCATCTCATCGGTCACCCTCACGCCCCCTTGAGCGCGATGCTCTTTGAGTTCGGTGGAGCCGATGGCTTCTTTGGCGTCGCTTTCGAGGCGTCGAAGGATTTGCTTGGCAGCGACTGCGCTCGGGTCACCACCCACCCGGAAGCCCATTGCTCGCTCAATATCCACCAGCACGGTAGCGACGGTCTCTGGGGCGGTTCCGGGCTTGCTGATCCTACCTTTCGCATCGAATAGACGCGCCTCAAGGCTCTGCACCTCGATCTCGAAATCAATGGCTGGATCGGGGTGATGATCGAAACGGCCGAGCTGCATCTCATCTATCCGCTCTACGGGAATAGGTTCTTTGGTCATTGGATTGGCTCCGGTTCGAGATCTTTGCGCAGATAAAGGGGGTGGCCCGGGTGACCGTCGGCGGTCAGTTTCAAAGCCATAGGCTTGCGGTGGCTGAGGCGATCGAGCACCGCGCGCCCACGGGCTTGATATGCACCATGGACGCCCCAGCCGCAGACGATGGCTGCGGCCTGGTTGGCGATGGTGTCTAGCCAGTCATCGTTCTCAGGCCCGATCGGGTCAGGCGCGGAATAGAGGCCCTTGGGGTCGGTGGAGCGGAAGGCAAAGATGTTACCGATCAGTAGGCCGCCGAAGCCCCAGTGCTTGGCATAGGAGATGCAGCGCCGAATGGTCGGGTCGTTGTTCTCCTCGTCTGCGGTGGACGGGTTGAGCATGATGAAGGCCACCTGGGCGCCGTCGCCCCAGCGGCGTTCAAGGCGATAGCGCCAAGTGCGGCATGGGGAGAAGGTCGCGGGATCTGCAACGGGGGTGAAGAGGTCGTTCATCCCCGATGTTCCTGAGGGGGATGTTCAATCAGGTCGCGGGCGATGGTTTCGACAAGAGAAAGATAGTCGCTTCCCATAATGCCGATGTCGCGGAGGGCATGCGCTGAAATCCAGGTAGCACGACGGCTAAATCCGCGTCGGTGGTCTTCGCCACTATCTTGGAATCGCACCAGCTTGCTGAAGTCGTATGGGTGGCGCTCGATGATCGTTACAAGTCGAAATAGGTCTACGACGTCCCCAGCCATGTCGAGAGACAAGGGGCCGGGCACCGCGCTCATGGCCATGAACCCATCAAGATCCCGCTTAATCGGATGCCTTCGTGCCCAGGCCTCTCGAGGCCGCTTGCGCTTGGGTTGCAGATCGAGAGGGAGCAACGCGCTTTCTGCGCCAACTGCACGGATCAGGCGCTCCTTGACCTCTCCAAGTAGGCGCTCAGCGTTGTAGGCTCGCTGATAAAGATGGTCGGCCAGTGCAGACGCCCTCTCGGCAGCGGCCTTAGCCTCTTCCAGTTCAGCATTCGCCTGCGCCACAGCTTCGCGCGCAGCACGGCGCTTGTTGCGTCCAAAACGAGCGGTCATGCTGCGTCCTCGTTTGCGGCGTGCATGGGGTTTGGGCGCTGGTTGATGACCGCCATCATCCTGAGGTGGCCGCCCGGCTGGCGCACCGAGAGGATAGCCGTGCGAGAGGGCTGGTAGTTTTCGAAGGCGTAGACGGCGGCAATCAGGCGGGGATCGGGAACGACGTGAATAGTGCGCGCGCCGCCGCTCTTGCTGATGTTCTCGGCCTGGACGATGTCGCACGCGTCGAGCATGTCACGGAGGCTGACGCCTTCAAGCGAACCCAGCTCGTGGTCGGGATTGATCTCGCTGGCGATGTATCGGTCAGCGATGGCGCCGACAATCTCGAGCGCGCGATCGAGGGTCATGGGGGCGGTCATGTTAGCTTCACCCCCGCGGCGTCCATGAGATCAGCGCGGCGCGCATAGCACTCCATGACCACGCCGATCTGGTCGCGCACGTCCTCGATCGCGATGTGCGATGGCGTCGTCTTGCGCGTGAAAATGGCGAAATCGGTCAAGGTGCGCATGTCGCGCGGGGTGCGGTAGTGCCATGGCGCTTCCTGCCCAAAGGCGCGGTAGGCAGCTTCCAGAATGACCAGATCGAAGGAGGGAGGCTTGGCCCAGACGCGTTCAGGCTGGTGCTGCTTGATGAGCTGGGCGAAGCCGTCGAGCGCGTCGCGCAGGGGCATGGTGCCCGTGAAGGCAGCGGAGCGGGCCTCCTCGCTCTGCTCCATCCACCAGGCGACGGTCTTGATGTCGATCGCCATGCCTGGAGCCAAGGCAGTGGCCGGGTCGATGTTGGCCTGAAATTCTTCGCCCCAAGCTTGCGTTTCTGCGTCGAAGGCGATCGCGGCTATGCTCAAGATAGGGCTGCCGGCGGTGGTGCCGAGGGTTTCAATGTCGACCATGATGTCACGCATCAGGCGGTTCTCCAGATTCGGTAAGTTGGTGCCACCGTTCCAAGACCTTGTTGAAGGTCTCGGTGGTGGCAGCCTGCCAGTTGGCAAGGTTGGGCTCGCGTCCGTCAGCGATGGCGACGTCCATTGCCATGGCACAGGCTGTCCGGACGCTGTGATGAACGACGACAGTGAACGCCTGATCGGCAGGTAGGCCGAGGCCCTGCAGCATGTCGGCCGCATCGATGATTTCAGTTCGCATCTGCTGCATTACGCGCTCGACCGGAACTCGGAGCTCGGGCGGGATGCTGAACGGGGGAGGTAGCTCGGGGGGACTCATGGACGGCACCTCAGGACACGTCGAACGCGGCTGACGAAGTGCGACACCTTGATCTTGAACAGCTGGTTCCGGATGCGCTTTACCAGTTGCCGGTGACGCTTGAACTCCTCAAACGTCGGCATGCGGTGGCCCTTCCACCTATTGCAGTGGCTATGGGCCAAAGCCCAGTTGAGGATGTGGTGGGCACCGCCCTGGGCGCGCGGCACGACATGGTCGATGGTGGCTTCGGCCCGGCGCAGGTAGTGGTTGCAGATCAGGCAGACCGAGCCCTGAACTGAGTAAAGAAAGTTGACCACTTCCCAGCGCGATAGCGTGCCGAGCTCGTTGGCGAAATAGATGCCGGGGGCGTAGGTCATGCCGCACCGTCCAGGAGCGACAGCTCGAGCATGTCTGGCAGGCATGCGCCGGATCTTGGAACGACGACACGCGCCATCGCGCCTACATCAAGCCAGAGCGGCGCCACGAAAGCCGCAATGGTGCTTGCAGCACCCTCCGGATGGGTGATCAGATGCTCAAAGGTCAGGCGCAGGACGGGAATGGGCAAGGTCGACAGGAGGCGGTGGCACGTCGCGGTGTCGCTGCGTAGCAAACGCTCCAAACCCTTGGCCTGCTGCCGATTGACTGCACGGCCAGCTGCAATCCGTAGGAACTTTGCCTGGCTCTTTGCCTGTTCACGCATATCTCGCGCAAGCCAGATGATACGCTGATCGGGTAGTCCCAAAAGGTGCGGCCGGATCCGATGGGGGTCTAGCACCTTCACGGCGCCGGTCTGGGTTTTGAGCCAGGCTTCGGTGATGCTGTCTGGAGTGGCACGATCGACCTCGAAGTCTGGGTATCTACCGACGGAAGGCATTCCGCCGGCCGCCAGCATCTGCATGGTAAGGCTGGAGCCGCAGCGGCCGAGGCCGGTGACGATGATGCGGGAGGGGGTCAAGGCGCGATCTTCCCGCCGGCTACGTCCACCCCAAGTCGGGTGAGCTCTGCCGTCCAGTGTTCGCGCACCTCCTCAGAGCAATGCGCCATGGCATCAATCCAGGTCGGCCAGCGGCCGTCGTTCTTGGCGTAGAACGAATACTGGTAGTGCAGGGATTGGGCGTTGTGCGGCTGTGCGGGATCGTGCTTCACCCCGCACTCCTGGCAGGTGTCCGCCGGCGGTGGCAGGATGTTGAAGGAAACTGTATCGGTCGCGGTGACCTTGCCGGTTTCCATGTCGACGGTCTGGCGCTTAAAGGGGAGCTGGGTCATCAGTAGTCCCCCCGCCCGATGACGACGTTGTCCTCGTCGATCTCTATGATCGTTTGGGCGGCGTAGTAGGCGCGCAGACGCTGGGCCAGGCCATAGATCGGCCCATAGTGCTGGGTGTTCTTGATGTCGCGCTTGTCGACGGTCAGGGCGCTGATCGTCCCGTTGCTGCTAACAAGCAGCCGGTGTCTCGTCTCGTACTTTTGGCGATCCTCGTAGTGGGTCTGCTCATCAAGAGAGATCCATGTGCCGCCATAGTCCGAGCGCTCGACAATGACGGTGATCAGATCACCCCAAGCCTCGTTATCGTGCTCCTTGAGCATCTCCTCGGCGATCTTTGAGAGCTTGATCGTTTTCGGCGCGAGCTTGAGAAGCGCATCCACATCCTCAGCCAAGCGACCAGCAACTAGTTCGGCCACTCGTGCTTCGATTTGGGCCTTCAACATCGTCGCGACGACTTGCCCGTAGGAGGGTAGGTCGAGACCGGGCACTTCGAGGGCCTCTTCCACTTTTTCCTGAATGAGCTTGCCGGTCTTGCTGTAGGAGCGCAGTGCGCTATCGACAGCATCGGTCACCAGTCTGGCGACCCGAGCTTCAACTTCTTTCTCGACAAACGCGGCATCGAGTTTTGCGGCCACTGCCTTGCTGATAGCGTCGCCCAGGTTCAGATTGTCCGTCAT